GTAGGCTTCACGTGCTCAGTCAGTTGCATAGAAAGCAACTTGCCCTGAATCTGCTTTGAAGAGAACTCGCCATCTTCAAAAGCTTCAGCGATTTGACCGTAGGTGTATGCACCTGAGTTGTCCGTAACAAAGCTACGGAGAGTATTTTCTTGTGATTCAGTGAATGCACGAGAAGTTACAGAAGCAGAAGATTCTACTTCGTGCCCCATTTTACGCAGCTTAGATGCTACAGAACGAGGAGAGGTTTCGAGCTGGTCAGCAGCTTCGACAACCGTGTTGTAAGATACTGGTGATTCGCTACCAACAAACTCAGTAAGAGCAGCGGTGCGCTCATCAGTCCACTTTGGAATTGCCATATTAATTTCCTATAAGTTGATTTAGATTAGTGATAATAGAGATTCCACTTTCTCTTGCCTTCTTTGTCTTGGAACTTTCCAGACCGCTCTCATTGACAAGTATTGTTACATCTTTTGTGAGTGATGATTTAACTAAGTAGCCTCTACTTGTGAGAGCTTTTTGTGCTTCTGCTTTAGTTTTGAAAGACGTCAGTTTGCCACTGATACAGATTACGCCTTTCGGCTCAATTACAGAAGTAACTTCTATAGACTCAAAAGAGAAAGGTAACCACTTGTACTCGCGGAGAAATTTGGTACTGTACCAGTCTAGCAAATTTTTGCTTGCTTTGGGTCCTAATCCTCCAGCAGTACAAGCCTCTTCGTTTAAGTCATAGATTGAACTGATTACTGCACACAATTTGGCGGACGCACTTTTTCCGATGAGTGGAATTGAAAAAGCAGGCAGCACTTCAGAAAGACTAGCCTTCTTACTGTCCTGTATTTCGTCAAATAATTTTACAGCGATCTTTTCAGAGTTAAGGGCTTCTACCATTTCACCTAAGCTCAGTTCGTATATTTGTGGAATTGTAGTTATCCTGAGCTTTTGAATAGTTGATGGTCCCAGACCCTTAATTTTCAATGTGGAAGCAAAATGCTCGATGAGTTTGTAAGTCTTTGACTCACAAGACGGATTATAGCAAAACAACTGGTCGTTCTCCCACTCAAGGGCGAAACCACACGACGGACAGTTTGTAGGTGCTATGATTTCTTTCAAAGCCTTTCTCCAACGATTGAATACATATTATACGCGGTTTGAGTTAGTATGTCAAGAACTATTTTTGTCCTGGTATAGCTAAAATAATTTCTTTCCGGATTTCGAAACACTCTGTATAACCGCCAAAATTTTCCGTTGGTAAGTAACTAAACTCTTTGAATTCTTCATGCAGGGCTTGCTCAAGCTTCCATACATTAAATAGTGTGCTATGGTAGGTTCGCTGAATGCGAATATCATAGTGCGAAAATCCTTTACTGCGTCTAAGAACGTCTTTCCAGTTTCTGCCAGCGGCGATTCCAACCTTCAAGCATTCTCTTTTGTTAGTCTTTTTGTTGACTAACACGACACAGTAAAGGACTCCGTCTTTTTGCGCTTCTTCGGGATGATTCTCGAAGTATGTTAAATTATATACTCCACTCATCTACTCGGAAACTGTATGATGTTTGCAGTAGGTTTGTCTTCAACTGATTCAGCATTCTCTGAAATGTAGATAACGCCTTCCTCAGAATTAACTATCTTTGCAAACTCAGGGTCAAGATAGGCTTCTATCGCAGAAATCCATCCTTCAAGTATTTTAGTGCGTGATTCTTCTTTTAGTGCCCAGAAGTAGTCATATAATCCTACCGCTGAAACATAGTGGTCTCCATTATCTTTCAACCCAACCCAACCGAAAATGTTTTCGTCTTGGTCATCTTCAAACACACGCTTCTCCTTCTACTCGTCTGACGACTCTTGGAATAATCTCACCGGATCGAATTACTTCGACAGAACAACCAATCTCTAATCCTAGCTCAGTGATATATTTCATATTGTGGAGTGTAGCCCGACTGACTGTGGCTTCCCCAATCAGTACAGGCTCAAGTATAGCAACAGGAGAGACCACTCCGGATTTCCCTACCTGCCAAACAACGTCAAGAAGTTGAGTAATAACTCCAGGAGGTCGTTCTTTGAGAGCAAAAGCACCACGAGGATGGTGAGCTGTGTAGCCCATTGCTTCATACTCCGCACGATTGTTAGTGCGGTATACGAGGCCATCCTGTGGAAACTGCTCCCAGTTGGACTCAATCACTGTAGCAAACCCATTCAAAATGAGCCTACACAGATCTTCAGACCAAGTTTCGCAAAGGGCAGGCTGAACATCATAAGCTACGAAACGCAACTCATTCGTTCTGAGTTTGAACTCATCAAGAGACTTGAGGTTCAAAGAGCCTGACGCATAGTTCCGAGCATTCGGTATAGACTTCGGAGCAACTACTTCACCGGTTATCTGTACCGCACCCATACGAGTTATCTTTTCAGGAACTAGAAAGCGCATCTTATCAGTAATGATACGACCCATCTTTCCGTTTCCACGAGTGAGAGCTACTACTAGCTCGCCTTCGTAGTACCCGAGAGATACTGCTGCACCGTCGAGCTTGGGTGACACGATTGTCTCCTGCTCCCCAGCTTCGCTGACGGTATGGTATATGGGAGGATGCTCTTCTCCTACAAAGACTTTCTGAAGGCTGTACATCGGATACAGATGACTCATTTCAAAGTTATCGTTGTATCCTACGGATTCGTACCCAAAGGAAGAAGACAGCTCGTCGAACTGTGCATCTGACATAATGGGAGTGCCTTCGTAGTAGGCTTTGGAGGCTGCATCAAGAAGTTTTTGCATTTTACCCTTCACAATTAAAAAGAATATTATAGAGGCTTAAGCGATTTATGTCAAGTTTATTTTTGATATAAGTCACGAATAAGTTCTCCGAAGAATTCTTCTAGCACTTGTTTACTCTCCGCTAGAGAAATGATTTCAGAAAAAGCCACGAATAATTCCTTCGAGGTTTCAAGCTCAAGAGGTATGGCAATGCCTTTATCAGTAGGCTTCCACTCTTCATCAAAATCCTGATAATACTCACGAAGATGAAGATATTCTTCCTCTCGAAACTCATTAATAGTTAGACGAACCTGACGATGAGGTTCTGATTTGATAATTTTTGAGTATGCTTCCATCAGTCGTTCCTCAACACATTCGAGAGGGGTACTACCGAGGTCACATTCTCAGCTTTCATAAGGCGAAAAGAATCGGTGTCCCAACAAAACATTAGGACACTTCGATCGTCTTCCTTCGCTCTATTCTTTTTGTCTTGGATGTAAGGAGTAGAGAAATCTACAGTACAGACATTGTACTTTGTTTTCTTTGAGTTGGGACTCTTATACGTAATGATAGCGTCCCCACAGTCCTCAACCTTCGACTTGAGTTCTTCTTTGTTCACTATTTAGCTCCAATGACACGTTGAGCAAAACCTCTTTTGTCGTAATGTCTTGGGCTAAAAATGCAGGGGCGCAAGGCCCCTGGCTAATTAAGCTGCTACTTTATTGAGAGCGTCTGCAAAATACTGGGCAGCTTTACCAGTAAGTTTAGAAATAATATCATCGTCAATATCGACACCTGCGTCAGTCAAGGCAGCAGTCAGAGCTTCCTGAGCCGCAGCTTTGTTGATACGAGTTCCGCCGGTAGAAGTAGTAGACTTCTTGGCACCGACAGCAGGAGCCTTCTTGACATATACGCCTGCTTTCGTTAGAATCATACGCACACCATTGGGGCTCTCACCCAGTTCGTCTGCAATACTCTTCACAATCTCCATAGAATTTTCAGGCGTTGGCTCTTCTGCCGTATACATCTCTACTGCCTGTTCTTTCTTGTCATCATCCCACGCCATTCGTGATCTCCGTTTTGGTTTGCCATAGTACCCTGGACAAGTGCCAAGGCGTTCAAGTTGTTGTAAATAAAATCGGTCGCCCATTGCTTCCTCACATTCAATACAAGTATTATAGTGGGTGAGAGCAAGTATGTCAAGTAAAATTTTCTACCAAATAGTCAATTAATCGATTATAATATCGTTCTGACCGAAATATAAAAACAATAAAAAATGCTGGGGCGAAGATAAGAACTCCTCCAGCAGTAAGTGTGTAATAGATTGTGCCACCCCACCAGCCGAAGCGAACTCCGACGGTGCGAATGGCATGTATTTGAAGTCCAAGTATACAAATTAAAGTTGTAATACAGAAGATTGCATAGTAACTAAAGACGCTTAGTATTGAGTCCATATTCTTTTAGATGCTCCAACTTTCCAAGGTCGTATGCAGGAACGTAGGCATTGAATCCTCCGAACGTGGTTGCATGTTCACTTGGCTCTCGTATCCATATACGATAACAGTTAGTACCATATGTATCATTGTATCTATCTTCAAGTTTTGCCATTACTTCACACGAAGTGTGGTATTTGGCTGACCAGGCGATCTCTCCAACAGTGAAGTCTTCACCTACACACTCTTCTGGCAGGTATTCAATTTCAAACTTATCGTCTCCGACAGTTCGAGTTGGAACACCTACTTTTTCAATTACATTTTTGACAAAAGCTACCGAACGGTAAACTCTCTTGCCAATATCTGATAAACTCTCCCCTCCGAGATAGGACTCTGCAATATCTGAGATCTCATCCTTGGTCGCGGGTCTACCCCTCTTTTGCGCCATTCTCGTTTTACGAAATTCCATATCCGCTTGATACTGTTCCATAATCCGAGAAAGACGAGTGGTATTATAGCTGATATTAAGAATATCGCACGCTTCCCTTTTTGTAATCGGGTTTTCCTGCGTAAGTAAACGGATAACCTTCTTAATGTTTGCATCAGTTAGGTTTTCTCCTTCCTTTTTCTTGATTCCTCTTCTCACTTTGGATCTCCCTGAGCCGGTTTAACTAAGTCCCACATATGCTTCTGACACTCCGCCCACTTCTCTCTTTTGTAGTGCCAGATTACTCCTTCAGGATCAATAAGCTTGAAGTTACCGTTCCAGTCACACTGTAACTCAATTGATGTATTTGCTTTTAGAATCATGCTACTCTCGAAATTCGTTCATTGTAGTCTGCAATTTCTTCGTCCCACCACCACGGTTTGCCACGGACTTTCCATGTGGCACCTTTACCGATAGCGGCTTTGTCTTTCATATAGAACATTCGATACGAAGCAATGGCATCATCACTTTTTAGTTCTTCTGGCATTGCTTGAGCGAAAGGCGTAAGTCCCCTGTTTGGTAGGTGTACCATATCAGGCAACTTCGAGATGACTTGGGAAAAAGATTTGTGGTCTGCACCACCTCTGTAGATGTGTTCTTGATTGAGCGCGTGGGCGTAGCAGAAGAGCCACTCGTAGTTTTCTTGTGACTCTCTGGCCCACACTGTACAAGGGTGATTGTACATAGTAGGAAGATAAGGAAAATCGCGATGTTGATTCGCCTTAGCCTCTTTAAGTACGGCCCATTCTTCACTTGTGAGCTTACGCGGTACATATCCGAGATACCTATCAATCCAGTGATTTGTGCACAGCATTTGCGCGCTTTCGAGCTGCATCTTACCCGAGTGTGGGTCTATATGATACTGGGCACATAAGTCAATGTCGTTGTCAAGAACAAAAATATTCACGGAACGCTTCTCTCACAATTTCCAATAGTATAACAGTGTTCGGAAAAAATGTCAAGAACTTTTTTTGTCCTCACTCGTAATCGGGGCGTTTCATCTTTGCAAGACGTTTCTGCACGGCATCTTCAATCTTGCCCTGGTCTAGGTTATATGCGTCTGCGAGCACAGCAATCATCGCCTTGACATCACCCATTTCGTCGATTAGATTTGTGAGATACTTGGGATTTTCAGTTCCATGTCTCATCACTTTCGAGCAAGCGCGGATAAGTTCTCCGCACTCCTCCATTGTGATTACCAGCTTATTGATTTTAGTCAAATCCATTAGAGAGTATCCAGAATAAAGGCAGGAATAGTGTATTCGTAGGGATCTTCTTCATGATTATCCCCTTTGCCTTCTTCAATAAACATACTTTCGATGAGACCGTTATTAACTACCATTGCATAGCGCCAAGAACGAGTTCCGAAGCCAAGATTCTCTTTTCGAACTTCCATATTCATCCCACGAGTAAAATCCCCATTTCCATCGGCTATAAGTTTTACGTCTTGAATATTCTGATCAACCGCCCACTTGTTCATGACAAAAGCATCGTTCATAGAAATACAGTAGATTTCATCGATACCTCTATTCTGAAAAGTAGGATAGAGCGCTTCAAAACCAGGAAGCTGATAGGTTGAACAGGTTGGCGTGAAAGCGCCCGGCAGGGAGAATACAACTACTCTTTTACTTGCAAAGTAATCATAGGTAGTTTTCTGCTCCCAACGATAAGGATTCGCACCTTCAATAGTTTCATCTCGCACTCGCGTTTGAAATACTACTGAGGGCACAACAATTGGAGGGCTATTCCATCCGTCTGTGTACATCCATCTGTCATCTTCATGGCAGTGAATAATCATAATCTCTTTCTCCTATAATAGCTAACAAATTCCGGCCAAGAAAAAAATTCTTGCCGAATCCAACACCAGAAACGACCATTATAAGGGCTTTCTAGTTTTGTGTCAAGTTTTAATTCTGTCTGTCTCATAATTTTTTTCCTTGTGTTCGTCTTATAATGTCATTGCCATCAAACTCTGCCCAATACAGCTCAAAAGCAACTCCTGATTTAATGCCTAAAAATTGATGCCATTTTCCAGGCTCGACTTTGTAATAGTCTCCCGCACGAAGAATTGTTTGATCGCAGAGATGGGGCGTTTCTTCTTTTGGCTCTTCTTGCCAAGTCTTTACCATCATCTCGCCGGATTCTACAAAAAATCCATTCCATTTTGTTTTGTGATAATGTTCGGAACAACAAAAGCCTTCTTGAAATTCAATTCTATGAAACTCTAATGAGTTGTTATGCTCAATTAATTGTGTTGTTCCCCAAACTTTTCCTGATTTCATTTTTTAATCCATACTCCATCTTTTTTAATTTTTGTATCTAGTACATACGAATATTCGGTAAGTAATTTTTCGATCTTCTTTGAGTTATACTTCAGCATTTCAATCAGTATAACTGGAGAATGTCTGCGTATAGTATCTATCGACCCTTGCAGTATTTGCACCTCGAACCCCTGTGCGTCTATTTTAATTAAATCTGGACTCAATTTATAAGAATCTAAAGATTTAATAGTTACTTCCTCTATAGAGAGTTCGTGTTCTTTCATGTTATTAAAATCTTTAAAAGAAAAACTCCCCAGATTATTAGAATTTTTTGGTATTTTTAAATAACCTAGGGACTCCTTCCCTCCCAAGCCTACATTATAGGTTTTTATATTTGTAAAATTTTGGGAATTTTTGGATAAAGCTTCGTAATTAACTCTCGCAGGCTCAAAAGAATGAACATAATCAAAGCAAGAAGCTGCTCTAACTGTGTGTAACCCTAAATTAGCTCCAATATCAACAAAACAAGATTTGTTTTTAGTTTTAAATAAGGCGTGAGAAAAGATATTTTGTTGGTAGCTAGTTTCCGGAAAAAAGTCCACAAATTTTATAAAATGTTTCTCGTTATCCGGAAAAAACCAACCTTTTATATTTTTCAATTCCAAACATCCTGTCTTTCTTTAGAAAAACCGATATTTTTTCTTGGGCCTTTTAAATGGTCCAAATATTTTCCTAATATTCCCCGAACAAAAGGATGGTATTCTGCTTGTCTAGTATTGTTAGGAGGGGTAAGGTTAAAAGTTTTTATCTTAAACTCACCTATTACGTGGCTTAGTATATACCCATCATGCCATTCAGGAAGCTTGAAAAGTTTATACTCCCTATAAAATTCTGAGTATTTTTGTAAAAATAAATTAAAATCTTCATGTTCATTATCTACTAAGATAAATCCAGATTCTGCAGCTCTTGTTTTTCGTAATAATGTAGAAACACAACAATTATCACGTTTAACTTTACTTAACCAATCTAAAGGTATTTTTTTAGTTGCTATGCAATCGCCATCTAGCCAAATGCTGTATCTATTTAGTCTTTTTTCTAGGTGATTGATTATAGTATAAGCTTTATAGGAGAATCTAGTAGCCGCTTTATAAAAATTATCTTGTGGATAGTTTTTTGCATATTCAGCAAACACTAATTGGTCAGAACATTCCGTATTAAAATCCAACCAAACTACCCTATCATTCTCTAATTCAGGCTTTCCTTCATAGTAAACGTACAGTTTAATATCTTCTGGCCAATATTCTATAAAAGTCTCTATACAGTTTTTTCCGTAGAGAAGATAATCTTTTGGGGCAAAAGTGGTATATACATTATACATTTTTTAACTCACTATTCCAGTTTTCCGAAAATTCACAGTTTTTATAGTTCTCAAACCAAGGTCCCCCATCAGTGTAGTGAAGTATATTAGGTTTTTCAATATCACTATAATATCCCACTAAATAGTTCCACGTATGGTGTAGCTCTCCTATATTTTCTTCAGCCCATCCCATTCTATGTAAATATTTTGGAGTAGAAGAATTCACAGACTCAACAGTAAGGTTTTTCCTAATTAATTTATGCTCGCAATTAAAAACCATAACAGAAGACCAATTTTTTCTAGGATAAACATACTGTGTTCTATTGTCCATCTTTAAGTCCGTTTTAGGTGTGTACTCATGTTTTACACAATTTACTGGTAATGATAAGTCACACTCTACTAAAATGTCTTCCAAATCTGTTTGTACTAATACGTCACAATCCATAAAGACAGATATTCCAGTATAATTACTCAAGTAGGGAGTTAGAAATCTTGTAATTGTGAACTCTGTAGAACCTAAAGAGTCTTCCACAGAGTAAATACCTTCTTCTATTAAATCTTTTCTTATAATAGGCAGAACCTCTAAAGAAGAGTTATATTTTAAGATAGAAGCTTTAGCAACTCTATATGCTATATCTTCCCTTGAGTCATACCCGATAAAAACTCTCATACCCTTACTGTAGCGAGCCTTACAAATTCTCCTGTAACCACAGGATCTCTACACTCTCCTAGTGAATAGTCCAAACCTTCAAGTACCTTATTAGCTCCCCAAATATGTAAATCTGAGCAATTTTCATAATAATCGTCAAAAACTACTAAACTATTGGGTAGCATTAATTCTTTAACATACTTCCAGTCATTGGCAATAGTCTCTACAGAGTGCCCTCCATCTATAAAAGCAAAATCAAACTTAGGTGAATTAATTTTTACGTATTCGGGTAAGGTTATATTTGTATTACCTTGTATTAATTCACAAACAATTCCATTACCTCTTATTTTTCGCAGCACTGAATCTCTTGAGTTATGTTTTTTAACATTTTTTTCTACTTCATCAGTTTCTTTCGTAGCTTCCTCAAATAAATCAAATCCAGTATAGCTAGAATTATTGATATTGCATAAAGCTATAGCCCTGTTCCCGTTCCAGGTACCTATCTCTAGAATATGTTTTGGTTTCTCATTTCTTACCAAAGTAGTAAGCTCTGTATATCTATTCATTATTTAAACTCCATATTAATTCCGAAATGTTTTTTTACTTCTTCTATCATAAGAAACTCTATGTCCCATCTATGATCTGGGTACTGCTTCCACTGTTCGCCCCTTGTTAATGACCAAGTAAAATCTCCGTTTTGTAGGCTGTCAAAACCAAACAGTGTTATACTTTTCGGACTTAACAGTTTACACGCATAAAGTATTGTGTGAAAACCTGAAGATAAATGCCTATGGCCAAAAGAATCAGAACTTTTAGAGGACACGATCCTTTCGTCTGGAGGAGAATAATCTGTTCTTTTCTCTCTAAATTTTTGGTTCCACTTGTTGCAAAGATCTTTATCTACCCGGGCACCTACAAGATTAGAGACATTTGCATTCTCATATCGTGAATCTATGAATACCCACTTTTCAGTATTAGGGTAGTTTATTGCTCTATACTGGCCTACAGACCCGCACACTGCATTTGTTTTGTTTCCGAAAAATTCAGGGTGCTCTTGCATTAGTTCTATTCCTCTTTTCTTTTGTCTGACAACAAAATCAAAAGAATCTATAAAACTTGCCCTTTTTTCTAAAAGCATACTAGGGCCGTGTCCAATAATAGCTATATTCATTTTCTTTTTAGTAAAATTCTACTATCTATCTTACGTGGCAGATCTACCCTATCTGAAACGATTTGTGTAACCTCCGCAAATCCGAAGTCTGGCATAGTTAATTCTAACTTCTTTAACCACCAATCCAAAGGTTTTTGCAGTATATGAGCATTTCTTCCATCTGGTAATTTCTTTTTTGCTGGTGAGTGACATATTAGAAGGTATATATAGTTTAAAGAAAGATTTTTTATATCTAGTAGCACTTCGTCTATATGTTCTGGCTCTATGTGTTCTAGTACATCTATACTACTTACAAAATCATAATGATTTTCTGGGTGTTTTTCAAATTCTACCGTTCCAGGATCATAGCCTTCTACTTCCATAGTAGGATATAAATCTTTTAATTCTTTAATTAAACCGCCTTTCCCACACCCATAATCTAAAAAAGAATTTAAATACATTTTCTTTATGTAGTATAATAAATAATAGGACTCAGGATTCTTTGACTCTCCAAAACTTTCTCTTTCTTGATGGTATTCTTTCAATAAGTTAGAGTATTTTTCACTAATTAGTGCCATTTATAGCCTCCAAACTATACTGCTTCCATAAATTAACTAAATCCTGTCTTGGGTGTTCTCTGTGAGCTCCTCTATACCAAGAAGGTTTCCAAGGCTGTGTAGGCATAGTGGTGAAATGAAGATGCCAGATATCATTTATCTCTCTATCTTCTCCATCTAAACAATTCCATCTAGGATCAAAATGTTTACTTTTTTTAACTATGTTCCAATAAATTTCTCTACCGTATGTAGGAGTTTGTTTTATATGTTGTGCAGATTTCAACTCCGTCTGCATTTTTTCGCAGTCCATTACCATCACACAAAGACGATTATCCCTAGAAGCAAAGGGTTTATCTTGTAAATCTATATTGTAGAGTTCGGAAATATCTCGTAAGTTTAATTGATCTACATCCATATAAATAGCTCTTCCAGAAAAATTGCAATACTCTGGAATTACCCAACGAAGATTAGTAAAAGGCGTAGCCCAGCCAGAAGAGTCAAAAAGACCCATAAAGCCGTCTTTTCTGTTTCGCATAAAAACAATTTCTAATTCTTCTGAAGAATGCTTTTCTAAAGAATATTTAAGAGTTTTTTCCGCAATATCATCTTCTCCATTTGCAGAAGTACCTACAAATATTTTTATCATACTATGCCGTACCTTTTCCTTATTTCATTAATATCTTCTTCCAATAAGTTATCGAACTTTTTAAAAAAGAATTCCCTTTTAGTTTTCTGAGCCCTTTTATATGCTTTATATATTCTTTTAGTTCCAACTAAATTTTTGGTTTCGAGCATATCTGATATACATATTAGTAAACAAATATATAGAGGCCCAAAAGATTTTAAAGCACTAAAGGTTATGGCCTGTATACACCCTTCATCAACATAACTTCTTCCGTAGCCGAACATTATATGCCAATAATCGTGTGAAATCTTTACATGATTCATAAAATTATTAATATAAAAAAGAAGTTTTTTATTTTTTCCAGTATAGAAATACACTTCTTTATTTGTATAAAACTCTTTGAAAGTTTCATAGCCTCCATGGTTGTATATATGTCTTCCAAGAGAGTTCTCCGGTAAAGACAGTAAATACTTTTGATCTTTTATTAAACTAAAGAATTCTTCTATTTTTTCTTCTGAATGCTCTTTTAACCCTAGAAAAACTCTTCCCGCTTTTTTTCGAAGATACAACCCAGAAATTAAATTTGTTACAGGATTATTTAAGCTTCTATATACCTTCGAGGCCACTACTTGATCGAGCTCTTTATTAAGAATTTGTTTTGAAAGACTTATTATTCTCAAGCTCTTCTCTCAATGTATTTTTTCTAAAAACCGTTAAAGCAGAATTAGGACTACAATTAACAATCAATTCTCTAATCTCAGGCTGTATTTTAGAATAATAATTTATAAATTTTCCATAGGGACTGCTGTTGGACATGCCTCCTGGATGGTCACCAAAAAAATGCGTTTTTTTATTTATATGCTGCATATCATAGCCAACCAAAATAAACTTGGAACAGCCCATTAAAAAAGCTATATTTAGCATTTGAAACCCAGAATTAGACCCGAAGTGAATATAGGAAGAATCTATACTCATAAGGTCTCTATGGTATCCTTGAACTAATTGAATGTTCCAACTTTTTGCCCCTTCTTTCGATTGAGTCCAAGAAGACAGATTAGGACACCTTTTACGAAAATCAGGCCCATTAAATCTCCACCAACGATCATCGCAAGCGTAGTGTTCGTCTAACCAAGGAATTACTTTATAAGAATCATTACACCCAAAGATAATGTAATCATCCTTATACTCTTCTACTATAGGAACGGCTTCTAGCATTGTCGGTCCTGTAGCGAAAAGAATAGCCGGCTTGTTTCGATATTTTAAAGGTATTTTTACTGTCATAAAATAAAAAGCCGGACCCGAAGGCCCGGCTCCCGTGACTAAGCTGAGACGTAACTTAGAGCTGCAAATGCGATCGGTGTAAAAAGCACCAAACTAATCTGCATAGCAGCCTCTAATATGTCCCACCTTTTATTAACGAAGTTCTTCATTGAATCTCCAATAATTACCCAATAGGTATTGATGTGGGCTTACTAGAGGGCGAATACGTTAAACAGATAACTAACATTCCGTGTTCCATGGTGGCTTCGGTCACTTCTAAACTGTTATCCAGCTTTAAGTGCTTTTCGAAACTCTTACCACTGATACCTTTATGGACCCAATTCCTACCTTCGTTACATTCCTTCTTCTCTCCTTTAATAGAGAGAATGTTTTTGTGAACGTTCACTGATACTTGTTCTTTTTTCCAACCTGGAACGGCCACTTGCACTTCATAGCCGTCCTTAACTTTTTCAATGTTGTAACGAGGATACTCTGGAGCCTGTTGGGTATACAACGGGTTACTAGCAAAATTGTCGAAACCGACAAAAAATTTATCTAAATTAATAGCATTCATAGGTTCTTCTCCTTTTAAGAAAGAATAACTTGCCCCTTTCGGAAGCACTAACATTCGTTTATACGGAATTGAATTAAGCGCGGATATACCGACACTCAATTCAGGGGATATTATACAAGCTTTGACCTTTTATGTCAAATACTTTTTTTGCCCAACTACCATCGGCTAAATAATTCTTGACATGAAATCTTACTTATTATATAATATGCACTTAAACACTGGAGAAAACAATGATTAACTTAGTTTGGATAACACCAAATGCGATGGATGTTATCGCTTATTGTGCTCGTGTTAGTAATCCCTCCAACCAGAACAATTCAAAAACTGCACCCAAGCTACTTAAGTATTTGAAAAAAGAAGGCCATTTCAGTCCTTTCGAGATGGCTTCAGCCTGTATGGAGATTACTACAACGAGAGATATTGCTCGACAAATTCTTCGACACCGCTCTTTTTCTTTTCAAGAGTTTAGTCAAAGATATGCAGATCCCACACAGGATTTAGAGTTTGAAACTCGTGAAGCTCGTCTTCAAGATACAAAGAATCGTCAGAATAGTATTGAAACTGACGACGAAAGTTTACAGCAAGAGTGGGAACGTCGACAGAGTAATGTACGTTGGGCAGCAGAAACTCATTATAAGTGGGCAATATCGAGAGGAATTGCAAAAGAACAGGCGAGAGCGTTATTACCGGAAGGCCTAATTCAATCTCGACTGTATATGACAGGGACTCTGAGATCGTGGATGCACTTTGTAGAATTACGCGGTGGAAACGGAACTCAGAAAGAACATCAAGAGATTGCACTTGAGTGCAAGAGAATCCTCGTTGAAAACGGGGGAGACGTTTGGGGAGACGAATGAAACGAATTAAATATAGTGGAGTCGCTATAGCTGTTTTGGGCGGGATTGCACTATTAAGTTACTACAGCTATACGTATGTTATAAAGTATGAACTATTTAATAACCCTTACTATGGATCTTATATATGAACGATAAGTGGAACGGAGAGGCAAGAGGTATTACGGATGTAATGGTGTCAAGAATTAAAACTTGGCATCGAGAAAGAAATCTCATTGAAGGAAGCACTGACAAAGACCAAGTATTGAAACTAATGCAAGAACTTGGAGAGCTCTCTGACAGTGTTTGTAAGGGCAAAGATATTCGTGACGACCTCGGCGATATGCTTGTAGTCATGATAAACATTATGGAACGCAATGAGCTTCATATGACCGATTGCCTTGAAGTTGCGTGGGTTGATATTAAAGATCGAAAAGGAAAGATGATTGACGGCATCTTTGTGAAAGAAGAGGATTTATGAGCCTAATTGAAGCTTTACGAAAGGGTAAAGTTGATATTACATTTAAAAGTTTAACTAGTGGGCAAGAGATAACAAAAACATTCACTTTGAATACGTGTTTTAAAGTTCCTCAAAACCCACAATCCGATAAAATCGTAGGCTATAATCCAATAGCCAAGGAATGGGAAGACATAGACAAGTCTACCATTATAGAGTGGAAAGTAGCATGAATAGAGAATCAGTTTTTGAAACATTGAAGGTGGACGAAGGTGTCGAGTATAAAATATATAAAGACCATCTTGGGTATGATACTTTCGGTGTTGGTCATCTGGTTGTTGAAAACGATCCAGAGTATGGCTGGGAAGTTGGTACTGAAGTATCAGAAGAGCGAGTTTGGGAAGCATTTGAACGCGATCTTGATATTGCGATTGACGAGTGTGAAGTCCTTTATGAGGCAGCATGGCACGACTTTCCTGGAGAAGTTCAAGAAGTTGTGGTAAACATGATGTTCAACATGGGACGTCCTCGTTTGTCTCAATTTAAGAAGTTCAATGCTGCACTGTGTGAGCATGACTGGGCGAAGGCTGCCGTCGAAGGACGGGACTCTCGCTGGCATAAGCAAGTAACGAACCGAGCAGAAAGGCTCATGGTGCGTTTAGAGTCTATGTAATGCCTTGGCTTATCTTAGTCTTTTTAATGGCTGCAGGCGGTGGCTACGCATATCACGTAGCTACTGTCTCAAAGCTTGAGAGTACGGTTGTTCAACTTGAAAGTAACAATCGCACTTTGAAAGAGAATCAGATTCAGATGGAGCAAGCTGTAAAGACTGCGGAAGAGTCACTAAAAGCAGCGGAAGAAAATGCAAAGAAATCTGAAGCTGCGATGTCAAAGCTGACAGAAGCGAACAACGCACTGAACAAAGAGAAACAAAACTATTTAAAGATTTTTAAGGACCATAATCTTACAAGACTAGCGCGTGCAAGACCAGGGATGATTGAAACACGCATAAATAAAGGCACTGCTAAAGTGTTTAGAGACCTGGAAAATGACACGAAAGAACTTATGGCTGCTGACGACACTCCTGACGATACAGGGATGCGCAGCAGTGAAACAAATCAGCCCTCTTAGTTATTCTACTCCTTGTGGAGAGAAAGTAATGGTGTGTGAAAAATTTGGGAGTAAACAAATATGTCAATGCTACGACCGCTCCAACTTGCGGTGGGGTTATCAGTAGTTAGTGGCTGTCAGTGGCTTCCGAAGTTTCCCGAGAGGGAGATGGTACAACCGGAACCACAGATAATAACAGTAACTGAGAAAGTTCCTCTAAGAATCTATCAGCCCCCTCTTCCACAGGAGATTGACTTATTAGATGTCAACTTCTTTGTAATTACAGAGGAAAATCTAGCAGAGCAGATAAAGATTATCGAGAAGATGCTCGATGGTCAGTTTGTCGTGTTCGCACTTACTCCTGATGGGTATGAGAAGATGGCAGAGAACTTTCAAGAGGTGCGCCGGTACGTGCGCCAACAAAAAGAACTCATCATTTATTATAGAGAGGCAACTACAGAAAGTGAAGGAACAACAGCAGAAGAGTGGCTTGAGTCTCAGAGAGAGGATTGATTTTAGAATGGATACTCTTCAGTCTTGGATGGAGAAAGATTTTCATTTGGAAAACCCTTCTCAGGTTTATGCTCTTACATTAAGTATTAGTAAGTTCTGGTCGGTACTCAGCGAAGAAGATCGAGAATACGTGCAGTGTGCACAGGATGCAATAGAATTAGGAATAAGTTGGGATGTCTAAAGTTGGTTTAAAATTTGATAAAGAAAAACCAGATATGTATCTTCTGCCTCCTCTGGCAACTTTAGAAGTGGGAAAAGTTCTTACCTATGGAGCGGAAAAGTATGACCCCCATAACTGGAGAAAACTTGAAAATCTTCAAGAACGATACACAAGTGCTGCGATGAGACATATTCTTGCTCATATGGCGGGCGAGAAAAATGATGAAGAGACAGGATTATCTCACCTTGCTCATGCTATGTGTTGTCTTCTTTTTAAGCTAGAAGACGAACTCTTAGATAAAAAAGAACCAGCAGAAAACTACTACCTAACAGATAACTCAGCATTGAATGAATACTGGAAACGACCAAAATAGTTCTTGACTTAATTGCCTGCAGCCTCTATAATATCTGCATTGAATGAGGAGAACAATATGGCAGTAAAATGGAAACCCAACCAGATTCACTACAATAGAAAGACTGGAGAAAAGACTCTTCAAGTATTTCCAATTGCAGGTGTAAAGACTTCTGAACTTGTAGAGCTTTGCACAAAAGAAGACTCTGCTCTTCGTAAGGGCGAGAAAAAGCTGCGAGTGAAGGCACGAAAAGAATTGAAAGTGCGAGGAATTTCTGTATGACAGAGGACGAAGCCGAAGAGATTCGGCTTAGTAGAGACTTGGTGAAAAAACTAGAGAAAAATAGATTTGACATCAATCTGGAAGCATACGAAGTATATAGAGCATTGCTCGCACACTATAAGAAGGAAGAAGAATGAGCGCAAAAGTAGAATACGCATTTCGAGACTATCTAAAAGGAAAGCTGTCATATCATCGTATGAACTTTGAGTTACTCTTAGACAACCCTCGACCAATTCCAGAGCACACAGACTTCATGGAAGCGCTGGAAAAAGAACTGAGTCAAGTGGCACACTACCATGAGTTGCTTGAAGTATTAGAAAACGGGCATGGAGCACAACGATGAAAAACTGGTCACTCCACATGAGGGACGGAAACGATTCGATAAACTTTGATTTTGAGACAAACTGTTCAAAAACTCTCGCAGGAAAGATTAATTCTTTTCTTGGAGTCTGCGGAACAATGACATCTCCAGACCATGATGCCACTCTAGTAGATGAGCTTTGCTGCCTGCGAGCAGGTGTTGAAGCTAAAGTAGCCTCCGTATATAGCGCAGGCAATGATCCGTCTGAAGAAGAAAGATTGACACAAATCCTTCATTCGGTAGATGAGGTAATTAACTATGTCGAGTCCGAACTATAGAGGGGTCCAAAAGGAATTGACCGAATTAAACGCAGATGGAAATGACGAACGAGGACGCTACGGAGAAGACGAAAGCGCCGTAGCTCCAATGCATCACGATTCTCGAAAGATATCTGATGAGCAATGGCTTGAAATTTTAAAGGCACTTCACGGTAAATAATTCTTGACACGAATGGTCAACGCTCCTATAATATATGTATTGACAGTGGGAGATTGAATGATAATTCACGGAAGCATTAACCACACTTACTCGGGGCGTCGTAGAAAGATTCAGCGAGTAAAGAAAGTGAAGCATACATTTCGAGCGGCGGATGAACCGCTGTTCCGAAACCCGAGAGGGAACGATACTGCTCAATATCCTTCTGCTTCGATGACAAAGTATAAGCCTCCGGCAGATACTACATACAAGCAGACAGAGAGCAGAAAACATACTGTAGCGATTGCCTACAACAAGGGCGGCTACATGGTCATCTCTGATGAGAATGTCAAGGATATCGGAAGATAATGGCATATTCTGAACAAGTAATGGACCACTATCAGAACCCCCGAAATGTGGGAAAATTTGATAGAGAGGATGAAGATGTAGGCACTGGCATGGTCGGTGCTCCTGCTTGCGGAGACGTAATGCAGTTACAGATAAAAGTAAACGACGAAGGTATTATCGAGGATGCTCGTTTTAAGACCTACGGATGTGGAAGTGCAATCGCATCTTCTAGTTTACTTACTGAATGGGTAAAGGGCAGAACTCTTGAGGATGCTGGGAGTATTAAGAACTCTGAGATTGCAGAAGAGCTTGCACTACCGCCTGTAAAGATACATTGCAGTGTTCTTGCTGAAGATGCAATCAAAGCTGCAATCAAGGATTATACGGAGAAAAAGAATGGGTAGTATCGGAGAAGAACTATACCAAGAAGTGTCTCACATGGTATTAGCGATGTGGGAACATGAACCCTACGAAATTGCGGAAGAGGTGTCAAGTCGCTTTAATATAAGCATGGATTATGCTCTTGAACTCGTCGAGAAAGCTATTGTTGAAGAGATTCAAACAGAGAAAGCGATGTACGACGACGAAGAGTACCTCTTTGACTGGGACGGAGATGCTTTAGCATCGGCAGGGTTTGGGACTGATGAAGACTACTTCTAATGTGATTGATTTCCAGAGATGGAAAGAAAAGAAAGCTATCAATCAAATCTTTGGTGAAGGCTTTGTAGAAAGCTATTTACCAGACTATGATACAGTAACTTACACACTTACTATTGATGACGAAACTTTTCATTTAACAGTACCAACGGAAAATTTATTAGACCCCAACTGAAAAATAATTCTTGACTTATATTCCTCTAAGCGTTATAATACTTGTATTGAATGAGAGGAGCAGAGACTCTGAAAGAAATTCTGCAAGGTGATGACTCCCTGCTGATGTCATACGATGCAGCGTTTGACTGCGAACAGTGACCACTTCTGGATTAAGGTGGTAGGTCTGCGAAAAAAGAGATATACTCTCGGAACCTAATAAAAGCCCGCAGTGTTTTATCGGACCATTTTTCACTTTAGAAAAAACAGACCGGTGAGGATTCAACTAAATCCCCTTGGGAGGCGTCCTGAGCAAGCAGATAAATCACGTAGCACGCTAAATTGGTATCATTCCTATGTGCATTTTGAGGTTTCGCTAGGCTTCCTCAGCGCAAAAAGTCTAGCCCACTAATAAGCATATTCTAGCGAGTGTGTTTATTAGTGGGAAGCCAGGGACTACGGATAGTAGTAGATAAGGCAGTAAAGATTTCGGTGAAAGTATTAGCCCATCCGAAGCCCGCTTACTACCAACATAAGGAGAGGATCATGGATGGTGTAACCATTGCATTGATCGTTGTTGCTCTGTTAATCATACCGAGCAGCAACAAAAAGCTCAACGAGCGTTGCGAAGCTGAGGTCGAACAAGGCATTGCAGAAAGCGTTCGAGAGTGTCGAAACTACTACATCAACGAGAAGTAGTTTCTTTTGAAGGTCCAAGTGAGCTTCAGGTGCATAAGACCCCTATAGGCAACCGCGCGAGGGGCAGCACAACTCACTAGGGGGTGGCTAATTTAGCACACATAGGTTTGGCCTTAAAGCGTATCGCGCCCCCGCCCTATTTTTAAGGAGACGATGAGTGTATATCTGTATCTGTAACGCAATTACAGAAAGTATGTTAGAAGAGACAGATTATTATTATCACCTCGTCGGCTCTGGATGCGGCAAGTGTGTTGAAGAACCACATCAATATACTTGTGGCCAAGTTACATACTTGACAGAGACAAAAGATAAACAACAGGCTTGATGATTGAGTTCATTAAGACATGATGGACGAGGGTGCAAGTCCCTCCACCTCCACCATAAGCAGATTGGGCAGCAACTTTATATAGTTTCAAATAAGACCTAGTGTGCTTTTGATGGGGGTGAATTCAGTTTCGACATTGTGTGAATAGGTACTGATAGAGCCAAATTAAACATAAACGCAAACGATGAAGTTTATGACCTTGCAATTGCTGCCTAAGTAGTGAATTGCGGAGTGGGTATCCAGCTTGGCAACAGAAATGGATACGCCTTATTAGAAGGCACGGTTTCATGGAGTAATTCATGGCTGTAAGAAAACGTAGAACAACACGTAAATCTCCAGCGCGAAAGCGCCCCTCCAGACGAAAGGCTGCACCGAAGCGTAAAGCCAAGCCACTTTCCCCAGCAGTAAGAAAATCTCTTGCAGCAAAAGCGAAGAAAAGTGGGATTTCTCTCTCAACTCTGACAAAGGTTTATCGCCGTGGTCAGGGTGCATTTTTATCAAGCGGATCACGACCAGGCATGACTATGAGTCGATGGGCTCATGCTCGTGTAAATTCGTATATCCGAGGGTCTCGTAAACATGATACGGACTTAAGAAGGAAACGATAATGGCAATGCACAAGATGAAAAAGAAGAAGAAAAAGAATGGCAAGAAAAAGAAGAGCCGCTATTAAGGATAAAAGGACCGGCGTGAACAAAAAGTATCTTAGTGGTACTGCTGGTTCACGCCGAGCCAAGCTCGCAAGAGTACTTAAAAAAATCGCCAAACTCTACAAAGAAGGCAAGCGTGTACCAAAGTCATTACTGGCTGAACGTGTACGATTAGGAAAACGAAGTGGCAGCAAGAAAAAGAAGCGCTCGTAAAAAGCATCCTGCTCTCAAACGTGCAGGCGTTTCTGGGTTCAACAAACCTAAACGTACTCCTTCTCACCCCAAAAAGTCTCATGTTGTTGTCGCAAAAGTCGGCAACAAAATTAAAACAATTCGATTCGGACAGCAAGGCGTAAAGGGTTCACCAAAGAAAAAAGGTGAGTCTGCGTCTTATGCCGCTCGTCGCCGTTCATTCAAGGCAAGGCACGCTCGCAATATTGCAAAAGGCAAAATGTCCGCAGCATACTGGGCTGATAAGGTGAAGTGGTAATGTTAGGAATTGATGGAATATCAAATATAAAGAAAAGAACTGATGGAAGGTACTGGACTCATGTGCATAAGTTTGGCTCAAATTCATCATTAAGTGGTTCACAAGAAAGTATTTGGGTAGCAGGAGGCCTTTATCCGTGGGATGCTTTAGCTAACCCTGAAATAATTTATATTTCTAGTAGCGACCCATCGGACGGAAGTATCGTTACGATTGAAGGTCTTGGGTCAAATTGGCAAGTTCAAAAAGAAACTGTAGACCTTGGAGGAAGCCCTTCCGAAGGTGTCTCTACTTTGACTTTTCGTAGAGTTTATAGAATGACATATGATGACGTAAACGTAGGTGCGATTTCCGCGAGGACGGTAAGTCATGCAGGAACAGTAGTTGCACAAATCCCCTCAGGTAAAGCTCAAACACTATTAGGTGTATATACTGTGCCTGCTGGGTGTATTGGGTATTTAATTGGTTATACTGCGGGAGTTGGTAAGTTGGATGATGCTCTCATTGAATTATACATTCGCGATAGTGCTACAGGACCTTTTAGAATTAAAAGCGAAATGTCTGTATATCAAGCAATTCAACAACAGAATTTTAGAGTACCTTTAAGTTTAGGCCCTAAAACAGATATCGATTTTAGAGCTACAGGTACCGTTGGAAACAGTGTTTGTACTGTTAATTTCGATATAGTTTTAAACAACTATTTAAGAGACCAGTAAATGAGAAAACTTGTATTAATTTTGGCTACATTTGTAGCTTTTTCGGCTACAGCAGCCGAAGCTCCGGTAGACGATACAATTCGCACTGAAGCGACAACAAATAGTACAGTAACTACAGATAGTAAGACGGAAACGACGTTAAACTCGCCTCCGCCTTCTGCGATTCTGCCAACGATGAATAATTCAAATAGTGATTTGTGTACTGTCGGAATTGCAGGAGCAGTACAAACACAGATTTTAGGTCTCTCAGCGGGAAAAACTGTGAGAGATATGAACTGCGAACGATTGAAACTTTCAAAGACTCTCTATGATATGGGAATGAAAGTCGCCGCAGTTTCCACGATGTGTCAAGACAAACGAGTCTTTGATGCAATGATGAGTGCAGGAACTCCTTGTCCCTATGATGGCATGATTGGAGATGCGGCGAAGGCCGCCTGGGAGGGAGATGAAGGTGCACAGCCTGTAGGCGACGGAAAGGAAAAAGGTCTAACGGATGGTACGAAGACACTTCTTGGTGGGGCTGGCGTTGCTGGTCTTCTCGTGTTACTGCTACTCTAGCGAGTTTAACACAGTATACGGACAGACACCAAACGCAGCAGGAGCTGGACTCGTGTGGGGAATGCAAACGCTTCTTCCTCAGCAAGCCGGTTTAACAGTTGGAAGTGTAATCTATCGCTACACAGTTACAAAAGAAACTGACGATTATATGCTCGTTCATGTGCAGAACGAAGATTTACAAGGTCCAGGATATATCTTTCGGGAGACAGACGATTGGTCATACCGTCCTGGCAGCACAGTCAACAAATTGGTTCAGGTGGGAGATATTCCGCTTGAGAGGTGGGGACAAGGTTCTATTGAAGTTGAAGGCTTCGGAACAGTCTCTGATGCAACGGTAATTTATAATTACCAGTACGAACCCTGTTTTGACCCGCAGAGTAATCCAGCGTGTCCAGGGTATATCGATCCTTTCGTAGTCGAAGTTATTGACGGAACGGAATACGTGAAAGATCCTTTGGATGATGAATTGATTCAAGGGGAGCTTGAACGAAAAGCCGAAGACGACGATGACGAAGAAGAAGACGAAGATCGTGAAAGAATGGAGAAAATTGAAAAGTTAGGTGGACTTGAAGTTCTTCTTGGCGGAATCAACTCACTCGTTCTAAGTGCAGAAGCTCAGGCCAGACACGCAGAGCTTATGGCGATGAATTATATTCCAACAACGTATTTATCTGTGTTGGATGGTAGAGTGTACAAAGAAGAAGTAGAAATTCCAGACGCCACGATGCCGTCTAATGCTCAGGGGAAGAGAGTAGGCTTAGCGCAACAATTGCTCCATGAAGAAATGGTACAATCACAGTACAAGAATTAGAGGGGGGAAACTCTATGAAATTGACTAACCTGATTGCAGGAGGTTTACTGTTATGCGCCGGAAGTGCGCTGGCAGAGGAAGCACCGATTGAGGGAACTGTGGAAGCTAAGTGTGTTATTACCACAGAAACTAGCGGTGTTTACGGAAACCCTGTTCCTTATAAACTTAGCACCGCTGCTACGGATGGAGGCGTTTTGCCTATCATTCGTTACGACGTTATTAGTGCTGACTATTACAAAGCTTCAATCTCACATCCAGAAGAATTTGCAAGCAGCCCATCGCTCGACGATACGGTTACTTGGACTGGAGAAACAGAGGTTCATGAAGTGTCAGACACTACAATGGCATCTTATGAGACCAACAAGGTAGAGTTTAACAACACTACTGAGTTCGATCTTACTGTTGCCGGTACTACTTGGTTTAAAGTCTCTTCGACTGCCGAGTATGGATACCAGAAGTCGTTTCCTGCAGGCTCGTATAACTCCGTGGTGAACGCTGAATGTATCGCATTGTAATACTACTCTTGCTGTGTGGGCCGGTTTCGGCCCACCAGTTTACTCCAGTCTACCCAAAGCTTGAACCTTCCTATGTACAGAAGATTTGGAAGGCAGACATGGAGCTTCTCAATATGCGACAAGATATTGAGTACTTTGAATTTTCTGTTTTTGACGAAGACTGGGGAGCTGTTCCTTTTGCACTCAGCGGAGACAGAATTGTAAGAATTAAATACTTAGATAGAAAAGACATACGCGTATTTATACGCCAGCAAGATGCAGACAGAGTAACGTATATTTGTTCAAAATCAAAGATTTTGGCAGGCCAGACCCAGCAAATTACATCAGTTTCATCTCGTATTTGCTCGAAGGTTCAATGAAATACTTACTTCTAGTTTTGCCACTGTTGATGGGAGCTTCATCGTCTCTGAACTTGAATCTTCCCAATACAAACAAAGGCTACCAACAAGACCGAATTCGCTCTGGAAACGTTGACTGTTCAATGGCAATCGGAGCCCCGACAAGTGTTGAGTTCGGTGTTGTGGGTATTCTTAACCAGCAAGACCCAAGCCTCTACCTGAATCCAGACGCTCCGGTAGACGATAACTTTATTCGCGATGTAGGTGTGTACGCGAAGATAAATATACCGATTGGAGCACCAAAAGAACGCATTGATTGTACAAAATTCTACAAGATTGAGCTTGAAAAGCAGCGGCTTGAGCTGCTCAAACTTCGTCAGGAATTGAACAATCTTCAGCAACTACAGTTTGAGAACTAACTATGGCGGAAGTTGAATTCGGGGGTATGACTTTCAAGGGTGGCAAGATGATGGTTCTTGTCACGGCTCTGTCGACTTTAGGCGGAGCTACTTGGGGTGTTTTTGAATTTTACAAAGATTACATGGATATGAAAGAGATTATTGCGAATATCGATACCGATGAAATTGCGGCACGAAACGCAGTAATTGAAACAAAGCTTGACGAAGCAATCGACTACTCTCGCAGCATTAAAAATGACTTAAGAGATGACTTTAATCGAATGGAGAAGAATGTAGATCGAGTAGAAGATATGGTTCGTAAACAAGATTCTGAAGTGGCGGAGATGATTGATCGCGCTTCGGAAAGGTTTGACAATAAGCGAGATTCGCTTTATAACGATACGGAGCTAAAGCTCCAAGCGCTAGAAGATAGGTTACAAAAGAAAATCCAGACAGCTTTAGATAATCCATTAGCAAACTAGCACCACAGCTCGGGGGGAGCATGAGTGTAATTACTAAGGAAGAAATAGCATCTGCGAGAAAATATGCCATGAAGGTTATCGACTTTGAGCCGGTAAGCTTCAAGAAGGATTTTGCATTGATCTGTTCAATCGGATTGAATATTGGATTCTTAGTTGGGATACTACTCGTATGAACGTAAAAGTAACCATGTTGAATGGGCATGTAGTAACGGGAAGTCTAGAAGAGGACGTAAGTTCTGCTTTGAAGGGAAGAGCCCTTGATTGGGTTTTGAACGATGAGCGAAACTTTATTCCTTTAAAGAGACCTGATGGGAAAGAGTTTCAGCTTTCCAAGGCTGCGATTGCAACAATTGCAGAGGAGAATTAAAATGGATTTAATGGAAATTTGGACGGGTTTAACAACTCTGGTTACAGTGGCGAGCGCCGTAAGTGCGGCAACCCCGACGAAGGCTGACGACAACTTTATGCAAAACTACGTTCAGCCTGTAATCGATGCATTAGCTTTGAACTTCTTCAATGCCAAGTGTGAGAAAAAGCAATGAGCGAGCATACAGTAGATTCTGAAGTAGCAAAACACATTGATGCAAATGGTGATGGGCATATTTCACAAGAAGAGTGGGATATGCACATGGAGTTCAAGCGCAAAGAACTTGAAGATAAAGATGCACAGCGTGACGCGATTCGAAAAATGGCTTGGTTTTCGCTCTTTGGTTTATTGCTCTATCCTTTTGGTATCTTTTGCACTTCATTTTTTGGTCTCGATACTGCGGCAAATCTCATTGCAGACATTGCACCAACGTACTTTGCTTCAATTGCAGTACTCGTCTCAGCATTCTTTGCTGCCGATGCAGTAGGTAAAAAATAACTCTTGACACAATTTGCTCTTTCAATTATAATAGTTGCAAAGGAGGAAAATTATGTGGATGAGAAGCGAAAATTGCTGGAAACGAAGTTCAATCTTTCACATTCTGCCGGCATTGATTTACTATCAAGATTCAGGTTTCGTGAACGATAAAAGTCTCACACTGTCCTGGCTCTGGTGGAGTGTCGAAGTTGGACTTACAATTGACCCGTCGAAATGACGGGTTTTTTGTCTGTGCACTAAAAATTTTAGCATTGCTGCTCATTGTCTCTACCCTTGCGTGTAAAAAAATCTTGACTTTCAACTTTCGATCTGCTATTATAAGTAAAGATTTTGGCAACAAAGTCGAACCGCGCATTAGCGGATTCATGATATTTTCAATCAGACAGATCCTGAGATTTGATTTAATACAGTGCTGCTTCGCGCACACTTACATCCCGCCTCGGAACTAAGGGAGAGGCGGATAGTAAATGTTGTGCGTTGCTCCACAGAAGTCAAATAACGAAGGATCTGATACCCCACGTATGCGAAGCATCAACTAAAGCTTCTGATACGGGATTTGGCGGATGGTCAATTGGGTCAACCGCCTTTCACCTACTCGGTCTTTTTAATTGGCTGCCACTTTTTTACCTGAAAAAAGCCCAAAAATTTTCAAAAGATTTTTCACAAACATTGGGGACAAAGGAGAAGTTTCCCCTTAGCCGAACAGGTGGACCGGCCCCGCCGTAGTAGAACGAAGGCTTCCTACTCTTCTAGTCCAAAGAATTCGTGATTTCCAATCGTCTCTAGGTATTTGTAGTTATGTAGGCCAGGAGTGGCAAAAAAGAAGGCGGGAGTGGTTCGATTGTTGCGTGTTTCAGCCGCCACTAAAACAGCAGTCTGCCAAGCTTTTGGATCAGTTGGCTCAAAGAGTGTTGCAAACTGATTTGGTTGTTTTACTACTTCACAAGACGAAGAAGGCCAACGTGGATCGTCTCTTCTGTTCCAGACCACAGAAGCAACGGCACGCTGGCCTTGTAACTCTTCTCCTCTCGACTCGAAATAAACTGCGAGTGCTACACAGATAATTTCAAGCATTTTAGAACTTCCTTTGGAGCTTTTTCTAATCCTTCGAGCTTTGTTAGCTCAATGTTCAGTGCCGCTGCGATCTCCGCTACAAGTTCTAGTTTTGTAATAGGGTTTTCCCCTCTTTTGGTCAGATAGACCTTTTTTTCGTATACACCTAAACGGGACAACTTGCCGATAATACTTCTTCGACTTTTTTGAAGTTGGCTGGCTAACTCGTCTATCACGAGTTGCTTGTCCTCTGCCCCGATGTAGGCTTCTAATAGATAACTCTCTTCTTCCTTCGTATACATTAGAAATTCAACTCCAGTTGTTGAGGTGTGGCAAAATGTGCTGCAAGCTTTTCTATTTCTACAGGAGCAATCTGCAGCATTATCAGATTATATTCCATCATGAGCGTATCGACTTCCGCGTTGAGCTGTTTGCCTCGTTTTATTTTTTCTTCGACGAGGGCGAGAATCGCCTTGGCTCGCTTTAGTCGAGGATGCTCGGGAAATTCGATGACAGTCATGTTATCCATTATACTACGATGACCTCTCTCTGTCAAGAACTTTTTTCTCGACGTGCTGTGCGATGATATCGAAATCAATGAAGTCAAAATCAACCGTTCGTATAGTATGTTTTACTTCATCAACCCCATGAAAGGCTTTTGCCATTTTCATGGCCGTCTCAAAGCGTGAATAGGCTCCACGAATCCAACAGGTATCGTCTTCCACCACGCAATAAATTTTAGTTTTCACCTATTTCTTATCCTTCTAAGTAGAATTATAAAAAGTTTTCTTAATCTTTCATCTGAGATTGTAAAAATACTTACTTGTTTTCTTATCACTGCGTCAAGTAGTTGGTCATCATCAGTCATTTTATAGCTCCTTCTAGTATAATTTCCAGAACTTTAATAACCCCAAGAGTTACTAGAAACCATATTCCAGCCATTTTAAATGCCCAAAATAATTTATTCATCTACAAGTCTCATCTGATGCCAGATTTGTACATTCTTCCCATTCACGCCAGGATATCCTTGTGAAGTCATCCACTTGCGCACTCCAGGCGCTAACTCATAGTCTGTGTCACCAAACCAAGTTATATACTCTTCAGGCACACGCTTCGGAAATCCGTAGTGAGGGCCGTCTGGTTCTGCACTGATATAAACAACTCTTTTCAAACCTTCTACCATGCGCTCTCCGCGATTAAAAAAATCATTAGTGTACATAGAATTATTACTGTTATGTCCAATACTTCAATAAATCTGTCAAGTTTATTCTTCATGTGTGGTCCTTATCTCGATAATGTTTATCACTTTTATGGTACTTTCTATCAAAGTTGTCCAAATCTTTTTTATAAGCCCACATTATGATTGCTAAACAAGACACTCCAAAAAGTGCTGCCGCCATTGCTTCAATCATCTTCATTATCCTCTATCAATCCGTAAATACAGCCACAAATTCCTACAGCAAAAAAGAATAAAAAACCTAGCGCTTCAGCCATTTCTTTACCCTCTCAATTAGGGAGTTCGCATCAAGCCATTTGAATACAAACTCATAGATTCCCATTACCATCATGCCCCAGATTACAAGAGCAAATGCAATCTTGAACAGCTCCACAGGCATCATAAAGATTTCATACAATGTCATCAATTTCCTCCAACGTATCGTAGTCGATTGTAGGCAAAACCCAGTTGGCTTGCATCATTCTCATTATCCATTTTACACTTTCTTTGCTATCAGCTTCGATAGCTATAGGATTTTCACTTATCAACTCAATCTTTCCGCCTTGGCAGTAATGTACTTCGTGAATACCATAATACGAACCTCGTTTTACTACTCGATAGTTCCAATAGTTTTCACCATCTTCAAGGCTTTTCAGAGTTTCAGAGAATTCCTCATTTACCTTTTCTAGCGGTTCCGTTATATTGACCATATTAGCACTCCTAACAGAACAAGTTTTAGTGTAATCACACCACAAAGAAAGCCAACCCAGTAAGCCATATCAATCTTGTCCAAGTAGGTTCCCTTCGTCGTCATAATAAGATTGTGGATGAAGCCTTTTGAATGCGTCATAAAATTCCTTCAGTTGATTATCGTTCATATAGAGCATAAATTCGTTGAGTACATACTTATGTCCGTACTGCTCACCGAACTTATCCATTTTATACATAATTTCTTGCCTAGACATACTGCTCCCATTTGTCTGAATAAAGAGCCCAGAAGGCTGCTTCATAACCTCGGGCTTCAATCTCCCAAGGCATAAACCAGTAGCCTTCGACCTCTTCGTCATATATCTCACCTTTCCAGTATTGGCACTTCACACCAAGTTCAAGGTCGTCGTATTCATACTGTTTTACGTGAGTCATTTCGTGAGCAATAACTTTGACTAACTCTTCTTCTGTAGAGTTTTTCATAAAGTCAGGATGCACTTCGATCTCATACTCCCAGTCCGAAATGGGCTTGAGGTACGCGTTATCTTGGTCTCCTACTTCTCTGGTGGGCACAACTTTAACACGAGTGCCGTGCAGCCCGAAGTAGTCGGATACCAACTCCATCGTAATTCTTGCAATCTCTAACTTTTTTAACATCATAATTTTGCTCCTAATTTCCGTATATTATACGAGCTGAGAGCAACTGTGTCAAAAGATATTTACACCGGACCTATGAAAAAAATCGTAAATTTTACTTAAAAAACTAATTTAGGCACCACGTCAAAAACTAAAAACCGTAAATTTTACCTAAAAAATAGGTAGATCTACACAAAATTTAGGTGGTTTTCTTACTTTCCGGGGCTTCTGAGAGCAGACGCAAATTTTATCGGGGGCGGGCGCTCACGACCACTTCGGGTCAAGTTTTATTTGCTTGCAAAAGTCTTAAAAAGTTAAAAAAACTTGCTCTTGCCCCGACAAGACCTTCTAAAACTTAAATAAGTGCTAAAATTTAAAAAACTCTTGACATGCCATCACTTTGGCACTAAAATTGGCGCCGAGCGCTTTCTACAGGCATAAAAAAAGCCCCTTATCGGGGCTTTGTGGTTTCAGCAAGCCTTAGCAGGGCAATTGCTTGAGCACTGCAGTGAGCGAGCGTGCGTCAGCTTTCTCCAATCCCGCCAGGGCTTCGGCATTGTCAGCCATGCCTAATGCTTCGGCAATCTGGACAACAATGTCAGCCTTGCGAATGCGTGGGCTTGCTGCTTTGACAACAGGCTTGGGCGTGTAGTCAATGTCTAAGTTCTTGAGCTTGGAGATGACAGAGCGTACTGACAGGCCGTGCAGAGCGGCATAGTCGGAGGCAAGGTCGTAGTTCCAAGAGTCAACAGCTTTGAGTTCGTTTACCATTTTATCAGTGTATGCAGACATAAATTTTTCCTTTTGTTTGTGTGTGTTCTCTCAATCAATGCGGATATTATATGGGATGGAGCAAGCCGTGTCAACAATTTTTTAGGAGACTAGGTGAAATAATTTTTTTCACATCAAGTGTAAAAAACTCTTGACATAGGTTCGGAACTGCACTATAATAGGCGCGGCCGCGCCGAAAACTTGGCACGGTTCTTGCTATAAGAGACTATAGCCTCGAAACTGCACTCTCGAAATTTTACGCGCGCCACATAGGTTCAGAACTTCACTTTCGCACTGGCGCCCGCGCGCCAAAAATCCAATAAAATCAAGGGGTTAGCGCGTTTTTCTCATGTTTCACGTGAAACAAAAAAGTTGGCATGAAACCTGCTAGGATTCTAGCAGGTCACAGAGGCGGGTGGTGAGGTCAAGGATGCCCTGGCGCTTGTCGTTGTAGTCGATCACGTGCCAATCGGAATCAATGACGCGCTCCTTTAAGAGCGTCATGCGGTCATAATACGAGAGCGCATTTTCGTCATTCTCGGAAAATTTCCAATAGGTGAGAGGCGAAGCTTTGCGGCGTTCAATTCGGCGGCGTTGTTCCTCTTCTGAAATCGAAAGCCAGAATTTAATAAAACGCAAGCCCTGCTTTTCTTCCCATGATTTATGCTTTGCCAGAAAATTCTCATATTGAGTTTCTGAGCACCAGCCGTTCATGCGTTGAACCATTGCGCGAGAATACCAGCTTCGATCGTAAAATACGATTTGATTCGTTGCGGGCATTCGTTTTGACCAATACCCGAGCCAGTGTTTCATGGTGGATTTGCTAGGCTTGCGCGAGAGATGCACGCTGTATTTTGCCGGATTCAGATAATGCGTAACCTCGCGAATCGTGCTAGATTTTCCGGCAGTGTCGCGACCTTCAAGCACAACGGCAATCCCGCCATGCCCCCGAGAGTCTAAAATCCGATTGAGTCTTGCTTGTTGTTCCTTGAGCATTTTCTAGCCTCCAAAGATTAGGTAAATTATGCCAGCGATGACGAGCAAGTCAGCGGTGACGGAATAAACAAGATAGGCTTTGAAAGCCAGAGCTGCGAATTTTTTAGCCATTGTTTACAATCCTCCAAGGTGCGCCGTTCACGATATTATACGGAATTTTTTTCTTGGTTGCAAAGCAAGCCGCGAGAATCTGAACCTCGATTAAAGCATCGCTCAAGGCGGTATGATCTTCGATAAATCCAAAATCGCCAGAGCAAAATCGATATGCGTATTCTGCGCCCGTCTTGATATTGCCAGCGGCAGAAACCCAGCCAGCCTCACGAGCGAGTTTTTTGTAGGTGGCTTGGCTCAATTTGGTTTCGCAGGCAAATTGCCAGATGTCGAGCTGTTGCAAGCCAGCCGGACAAATGGAGCCAGAAAAGCCGAGCGCTCGGTGAGTGTTTCGCATGACACGACGGTCAAAGCCGAGATTGTAGGCGGCGATAGTGGTAACGCCATGCTCCGCGATAGCGCGTTGAATGTTGGCAACGATATCACCCCAAGATGCAAAGCCGATAGATTGCTCGGAAAGCATTTTGCTGTAGTGGGTGAAAAGTTTTGAAGCATAGAATGCGCCCATCATTTTCTTAGCATCCGTGAAGATCTCTTCAACGAGCGCATTGTAAGTTTCGAGAATCTCACCGTCTCGCGTATGAACCACAAAGCCAACATCATAGACATCACCGGTTAGGTCTGCGGTTTCAGTGTCAAGGGTTAGGATAATCTGTTTCATTAGATAGCCTCTGCTAATTGATTGAAGTTTACAGGATCGATGACGCGAACGCCAGCATTTGCGAGAGTTTGTTGGACATCCGAGTCATCATCCCACATGACGACCGAGGCGGCCAGATCGCGGAATGAGACGCGACGATCAACGGCAAGCTCGTGAAGTTTAGCAAGCTTGTATTCACCAGCCGGACGATTGTCGCTGATATGCCGCGACATAATGACAGGGGCAACCATGCCGTGAGCATGTAGCCAAACGCGGTCAGCGTGACCCATAACACGCGAGGTCAAGATCACAACGTCCAAACCATCGCGGATGGCCTGGCGCATTTGCTCGGCCAACGGGAGCGGAGTATCTCGCATAATGTTGGCGGGAGTATTCATCCTGCGCCAGTCTGCGAGAGTCTCGCCGAGTCGGTGATCAGAGTTGACGGTCGTGCCGTCGAGATCAAAGATAAAAGTGTGAAGCATAACCGAAAATTCCTATCAAGTTTAATATGATCAGATTGTAGCATTTTTTATCGTAGGCTTGCAAGCATAAAAGCGCGAGCCCTAAAATTGCCATGATCTTACCAGTGGCCGAGTCGATGAGGAAGGGAGCCGCCCCCATGAGAGCGGTCCCAACCCAAGCGGAGGCATTGATAAGCATTAGCTAATCGCCATCAATAGCGCGTTGAGTGCGCGAGCGTCAGCTTTAGCCAGACCCGCGAGCGAGTCGGGGTCAGCGTCTAGCGCCTTGGTGATGGCGTCCACAATGTCAGCTTTGACAACGCGAGGGCCAGCGGTGGAAACCGTCTTAGGCTTTGGCGTATAGTCAAGGTCAAGATTTTTAATCTTGGAGATGACAGAACGAACCGACAGATTGTGCTCGGCAGCGAAGGCCGAGGCGCTCTCATAATCCCAAGATTGAGATTGAAGAGCAGTTACCATTGAAGTTGAGTAGTTAGACATAGCGTCTCCTTTAGTTGATTGAACAGGCATAGTATGCCTGCGGTTTTTGAAAAAGTCCAGAGAAAATCCGGAATATATCCTATTCCAGAATTTCATCAATGAGGCTTGCTGAATAAGCGCAAGCGATCGCGCAAACGATTGGGAAGGCGGCCCAAAGCGGAGCGCCGAGGAAAGCAGTAATCATGCCAATTATTAGCGCGATGATCGCCCAAGCCTCTAGCAAAAATTTCAGAAGAAAAGCCATGACCTGACCCCCTTATTGGTTAATCATTAAACGGTGGAAGCGGCCGCCATCTTGCCATGTGATGGTGTCGCCGTTGATTAGGTTGACGCCGTGAGCGTCCCAAAGCTTCCGCATTGCGTTGCGGATGTTGTGAGCTTCAATGACAAAGCGGCTTGCTTTGCTGGCGTTAGCGTTAACCTTTTGAAAGTGGCTGATTGTGTAGCTAGTCATTTCGTTTCATCCTTAATTGATAGGATGATTCTCGCATATCGCGACCGAGAGCACAAGCCCTTTGCAAATATTTTTTTAGATTAATTTGTTATATAGAGGGGGCGGTTTATAGACAAAAGTTATAAGCGCGCGCTCGCGCCCACCTTCATGCGCAACTTGGGGTATTTTTGAACCGCAAATGGTGCTAATCTTAACCGAATCTTAACAAAATCTTTATCAAAAAGCAACACACGACCTGTATAATATGCACCGAAATCAACAAAGATTTCAAAGCCCAGACAAGGAACAATCAAATGAAATATTTACTCGCCGCTGTACTTCTCTCGCCCTTCGCTCTTCTAGCAGATGAGAAAGATTATGTCGCCAAATCCGAAGACGGAGAAGTTTTCTGTGCTCGTGTAGAAGTCGCAACCGTTACTGGCTCACGCAAAGTGAAAAAGTGTCGCACGATTGCAGAGTGGGAAAAGGCAGGGTACACTGTCTCAAAAAAGTCGCAAGACGCAGAAGCCTAAAGGAACCCTCCTGCCGCGCTCTCTGCCCCACAATTTTTGAAACCGAAGACGAAACACGGTACGCCTAAATGGGTGCCGTGCTTCTCTTTCTTCTTCTCCTCCCCGGAGGTATTCTGTACTCCGAACACATCGAGAGAAAGATTCTAGCCTGCCAAAAAAGAGGTGAAAGCTACTGCGAGTATCGAATGAAGCCCCTCAACTCTCCCAAAAGAAAAAAATATTTGAAAAGCCTCAATGGTGGTCTCGATCCGATTCTTCAGTGTGAAGTATGGACTCAATACGACCCCGAATATGCCTCTAGTATATGCCCAAAAGACTAGCTTGTCAAGTCTTTTCCACACCTTCTCCCAAAAATTTTTCTTGACTTTTACCTTCGAGTAAATTAGAATATATCTTTTGGAGAGTTCTATGCAATACGATATTGACAATTATCGCTGGCATCTTCCCACAGAAGCCGATCGAACCTGGATCGAAAGCTGTATTGTAGATGCTCCCGAATTTATTTTTAGTCCACAAGATATTTTAGACCATGCCGAAGAATTCCGTGCTTGGGAAGTCAATCGTGGGCCCCGAGAAAACTTATGGGCTCCCTGCATTCTTACAAAAATCGAAACTAACACACCCGTAGTAATTATTACGGGAATGTATGAAACCTTAGCAACTTACTCGATTCGAGGTATGATTGTTCATCCCGACTACAGAGACACCGGAGAGCTTCTCGCATCAAGCTCAGAAATGGGGAAGTGGCTTCTTTATCGCTCAGATTGGGGAATTGTAGATATAAACATAGTTTTGCCCGATTCTGAAAAAGCTCAAACATTAAACTCAAAATGGCAAAAGATGCCCACCACAAACCCTAACGGCAGCGAACTTTGGAAAAGAGGAAAATGACTCCATACACTCTTACAAAAGAAGGAAGAATAGAATTTGAATATGATTCTCCAATAGTTGGGTTATGTACTATTGTATTGCCTTTTCAGACTCTTACTTCTGAAGACCATATCCAGCAGATTATAGATCAAGCAAAACTAGATCACATAGTTTTATTCGAGCAGCAAAATGGCACAGATTGATAGTGCGATTGTTACAAATACCAGTACAACTACTTACGGTTACAGCGATCTAGGAAGTTATGGTTATATAAGTAATAATATATTTAATATAACCGGACAACCAGAAATATTAGAAGTAAAGTGGGCCACCGGAACGCCATACTTTACACTTGCAGGAAGTTATTCTTCAAATACAGAATGGACGAGTATTACTATTGGCAGCACCACTTTAAATAGAACTGCTGCCACAGCTAGTACCTTAAGTAGTCCCACTCGTACTCAGTACACGTGGGCCTCGATGTCCAATCCTTTTACCTCTGGTATTGATGCACAAACTACAGTAACTTGGGACGGTACTGCTGCAACCGGATCTTCTGACTTTCAATTAACTCTTTATTTCGATGGAACTCCTTCACCGGGTTCTTTTTACTATTATGGAAATAATGTTGCTTTAAATGACGTGATAGAAGTTACTCTCGATACCACCCTCAATTCGGAATCTCCGTATCAACAAAGTATCTCCGATAATTATAACTGGGAATATTTATTTTCAAAAAACGCAACTTGTACAAATGGATTAACTGGGGGAGACGGAGAAAAGTCTTTTATTCGTTGTGACGCTAATTTTGATAACTGGTTCGCAGCATGGAAATTTCTTTACTCGCTCGGAAAAACTATCAAGATAAAAATGTGTGTTATTTCAGGATCTCAAAGAGCGCCTCTACAAACCACCAATTTAAGCATGAATTCAATTCATATTAACGTATCAAAAACTTCGACAGTAAGTCAAACCACTTGTAGTTTGAACGATGCCGATTTTCGAGCGATTCGAGCAACCGATTCAACCTATGATGGTGGAGATGGAATAAATAAAACTCCTGGCACAACCATTTCAATCGGAGAGTTTCGAAATGCAACAGCAGGGCCTTTTGTACTTCAAAGTTATTACAGAGCGTATAACGGATCTACAGGAGCTTTTTTAGACTATGTATCCACAAATAATAGAGCTATGATGGTTACTGATAATGGATATACCGAATATTTTGTAAGTTATCAATCAGCTTATAGCTTCACCTCTGGACCTGTAGGAGGCCATGATATTAAAGCAGGAGACTGGGTAGTATTTTCTTTTGATTATGTAACAAACTGGGATGATGGAAAGTCTCCCCTTTTTGAGAACAATTCGAGTTCTCAAACTCTTGTTCATAAATCCTGGAATAGCGCAAACCTTTCAGAAATAACGTCCGTCGAAGACTACTTAGTTATAGCAGATAGCGGAATAAGCTATACTTGGGACAATGCGGATTTAGGAAACATTGATGGAGGTAACTACCATAATCGTAGAATGGCTAGTTTTTCGAACTGTGGGGATAAACAGAGATGGCAGGTTTCTTGGTTAACAGAGGTGCCGAGTGACTGGATAGGTAGTTCAAAAACGTTCGCAATGAATGTGCCAGAAGAAATGAATACGGTTTTAGTAAATTATTTTACCTAAGGAATTTTTATGTATTTACAAATAAATGATATTACCATCGAAAGGTGGGTTGAATATGTACGAAAGTATAATAGTTATTATACGGCTGATGGAGATACTCAAAGTGAGGTAATCTTTCAAGTCTGTTATGGATTGAAAGGTTCAGCACCAGGACTAGCCCCCATAGAGGGAGGCTGCATAATCGGATTAGATTTATCTGAAGTAACTTCCAGCCCTTATATTGCTTATGAAGACATTACAGAAGAAATGCTACTGGAGTGGTGTGAGGCTCAGGCACCGGCTCAAATTCAGTCTCAAAAGAATCTTATTATTGATAGATTGATGGAGTCTTCAATGCAAAATGAGGTAGAACTAATTCGTTGGAGAACTCCAAGCTAAAAAAAGTTCTTGACTTTTTGGTCTTATCGGTCTATACTTAAGTCTATGAAACTCGTAAAAATGGCTCCGGAAAATGTTGAGGTTGCGAATGCTTATCTGAGCACCGGCAACGCGATCGCTGTCGCAACTGAGATGGGTATCCCGCCAGATAAAGTTTACGAAATACTTGAAAAGAACGAAGTCAAAGAATATATCAACTCGGTCTACCTCGACCAGGGTTACAGAAACCGCTTTCGGCTCGCTGAGCTTCTTGACGAAGTAATTGAGAATAAAATTCAAGAAGCACGCGACTCCGACCAGTATTCCAGTAAAGACCTTGTAGATATAATTGCTCTCGCACACAAAATCTCCACAGATCATTCAAAAGAAGCAAAAGCGACTACGAATATCAAACAGCAGAACGTGCAGATCAACTCTCCATTTGGTGAAGGAAATTACGGAAAATTAATGGAGAAACTTTTAGGTGGACAACCAGGATCTGAATGATTTGAAGAGCGCCTTTCTACAGCACGAAGCTGTGTGCGAAGAGAGATGGAGAACAATATTTAACGAACTTCGAGAAGGAAAGGAAGAGTCAAAGGAACGATGGGCTGAAGTCAAACTTTCGGTTCAATCTCTACATCGTCTCGTTTGGGCAGGCGGAGGAGCAGTCATTCTCTTTTTAGCGGGAATGGTTGCTGCAGGAAATGTTCTATGATTTATCAAAAAAGAGGAATGTGGAAAAGTACATATCTTCCACAAAAGTTTCACAGCTATAAAGAGGCGGAAAAAGCAGAAGCAGAACATTTACACCTTCCCCCTAAAGAAATTCCCGAGGTTGTTCAGCTTTCTGAGGAATTAAGCCCATTAGAAAGATTAAGAGGGCACAAGATTTGTGAAGAGTGTGATTGCGACCCATGTGAGTGTGAAGAAGAATGGAACTCAGTAGAAGAGACATCATCGACGACAGAATCCTCGACGGAGGATCATTCCTAAAGGTACCGATTGAGTCGTACCTTGAGCTGCTCGGAATTACTGCAATTCCATCGCAGATGGCTCTCATCAATGCAATTAATTCTAGCAAGTATCGCTTTATTGTCGCTGCTCTTAGTCGTCGTCAAGGGAAGACGTATATCGGAAATATTATTGCCCAATGCGTCGCCCTCGTTCCAGGATGCCATGTACTTATTGTTAGCCCTAATTATAACCTTAGTAACATATCGTTTGACCTTCAACGCAATCTTATAAAACACTTTGACCTTGAAGTTGCACGAGATAATGCGAAGGACCGTGTAATTGAACTGACAAACGGCTCAACAATTCGACTCGGTTCTGTAAATCAAATTGATTCAGTAGTAGGACGTTCATATGACTTTGTTCTCTTCGATGAAGCGGCTTTGGCGGATGGAGAAACTGCCTTCAATGTTGCCATCCGACCCACACTCGATAAACCGGGTAGTAAGGCTTTATTTATTAGCACTCCTCGGGGTCGTAACAATTGGTTCAGTCGTTTTTATAATCGGGGCTATACTGATGAATTTGCTGAATGGGCCAGCATAAAAGCTACTTGGGAGGATAATCCAAGAGCATCAGAAGAAGATATTGCAGAAGCTCGGCGCTCAATGTCACAAGCCGAGTTTGCACAAGAATACGAGGCAGACTTTAACGTATTCGAAGGACAGATTTGGAACTTCAATTATGAAGACTGTGTGCAAGATCTGTCCGAAATGGATTTTAGGGGGATGGATATAATATCGGGGCTCGACGTAGGATTTAAAGACCCCACAGCACTGTGCGTAATTGCTTTCGACGGAGATAAATACTATCTCATGGAAGAGTATTATGCCGCGGAGCGCACAACGGAGGAACATGCCGGATATCTTGCAGAAATCATTGATCGACGAGAAGTCGACTATTGCTTTATCGACGCAGCAGCAGCACAAACACGTTTTGACTTTGCTCAACAATATGACATTTCAACCATTAACGCCAAAAAATCTGTTGTGGATGGGATTGGCCACGTAGCTTCCCTTATTGACAATGATCGGCTTATCGTTGATTCTTCGTGTGTAGAAGTTCTTCGATCTCTCGACCAATATCGGTGGGATCCAAATCCGAACTTAATCAAAGAGAAACCTGTACACGATTCTTCTTCTCATATGGCTGACGCATTACGATACGCTCTTTATAGCTTTCAAGAGAACGCTCCGACATTTTAAATCCGAAGAAAAAATAATTCTTGACTTTCAACTAACCTCTCAGTATAATTTATAAAAATGGCACAGCTAAAACGCGACCCGATCAAGTATATCAGAGACAAAGCCAAAGCGAAATATGAAAAAGGCGATGCTTGTGAGATTTGCGATGCAAAGGTAAGACTCGACTTTCATCATTTCTATACACTGGCTCCATTGTATCATAAGTGGATAGAAGAGAAGAAAAAACTTCGTCCAGAACATTACACAGATGAATACATTACAATCTGGAGAGACGAGTTTATCGAGGATAATTGGCAAGAACTGTATAACGATACAGTTACTTTGTGCCATGAGCACCATCTAAAGCTGCATAGTATTTATGGGCGCAATCCGCCGCTTCACACAGCAATGAAGCAAATGCGCTGGGTAGAGATTCAACGAGAAAAACATGGCATGGTATAATTTCTGGCAGAAAGAAAAGCTCAACCCAGCCCAGGAAGAGATTGTAGTTAGTCTCGAAGGTGCAGGGCCTATAGGTTCTCGTGAGCTTCCGACTAATTATACAGCATACTATGAATATTTAGAAGTTGTGAATCGTGCCGTTAATATGATTGTTGACGACACGGCTGAGATCCCCCTTCGGGTAGGCGAACCAATTCAGGGACTGAATTCGGTTGCAAAAGGAGTAAGACGTTCAAGAGTTCAGTTGCTACTGAATAAAGAGCCGAATCCTTTTCAAGATATTTCCACCTTTAAGCGAAACCTCATTATCGATTATATACTTGATGGAAATATTTTTGTCTACTTTGATGGGGCGCATCTCTACCATTTACCTGCTGTTTACACAGACATTGAACCAGATAAGAAAACTTATATACAAAAGTTTACTTTCCAGAAGAGTATTGACTACTCTCCCTCAGAAATTATCCACGTAAAAGAAAACTCCTTTCATAGCATTTATAGAGGAACCAGCAGACTAAGAGCGGCTCGTCGCATTATGTCTCAGCTTACTCGTATGCGAGAATTTCAAGATAATTTCTTTAAGAACGGTGCAGTTCCTGGGTTGGTTCTTAAGTCTCCGGCGGTCATAAGTGAGAAGAACAAAGAAAGAATGATTCAATCCTGGATGACTCGTTATCGTCCAGATGGTGGGGGAAGAAGACCTCTGATCTTAGATGGAGGAATGGACTTAGACGCACTTTCAAATGTCAACTTTAGAGAACTTGATTTTGAGCAGTCTATTGAAACTGCCGAAAAAGAAATCTTAAAGGTGTTAGGTGTTCCACCTATTATGCTTGATTCTGGGAATAATGCAAACATTCGCCCAAATCATCGACTTTACTATTTAGAAACGGTTTTACCGATTATCCGAAAGATTAACTATGGCTTAGAGAGATTTTTCGGATATGAAATTACTGAAGACGTGAGTAATATTCCCGCACTTCAGCCAGAACTTCGAGATGCTGCCGCATATTACGCCACTCTTGTAAATACAGGAATTATTACTCCGAATGAAGCAAGAGAGGCATTAAATTATGATGAACAGTTTGGGGCAGGCGAGCTTCGAGTACCTGCAAATATTGCAGGATCAGCAGCCAATCCAACAGAAGGAGGTAGGCCAGCAGATGATGGGTCAGATCAGTAAATGCTTTACTTTTGAAGTAAATAAAGAAGCTTTAGAGAAGGAATAAATATGGCAAGTAAATCAGAACTTCTTTTTAAATTAGGGAAACTTTTAACTGAAAGAGGACAGAAGAAAATGACCTCAAGAGAGTTTCGTCTTGTACCAGACGCAGATCTAGGGTTTGATAGAGGACTTTTAGTAAGGGCGTTTCCTGGATCTGGTTGGAATAGAATTCGAGTATCGGCTCTTCGAGAATACGAAAAGCAGACCGCTGCAAAGCCAGCCACTAAAAAACTGGAACCAGCTCCGGTTCCAAAAGCGGAGCCAGTAGAAGCTCCCAGAGACGAACTTTCTCCTTTAGAGAAACTTCGTACCGCAAGAGGAGAATCAAGTGAATAAAATTTTTCATATTGGCTCCACTTTCAAAGCATTTGATGAGGGCGATGACCTTCACATTGCTGGAATGGCCAGTACTAATGGTACTGACCGAGTTGGAGATGTTATTGAGACAGAGGCCTGGACTAAAGGCGGGCTTGACAACTTTCTTAATAACCCTGTAATTCTTTTTAATCATGACTACAATCAGCCGATTGGCCGGGCAGTTCAGCTTGGTACGAATGATAATGGTCTGCAGTTAAAAGCAAAAATTGCTAAATCTGCTGGTCACGTAGGCGAATTGATTAAAGAAGGCGTTCTTGGAGCTTTTTCTGTTGGTTTCCGAGTCAAGGACGCGGAGTATATGACGGAAACCGATGGATACAAGATCAAGGATGCAGAATTACTGGAGGTTTCGGTAGTCACGGTTCCTGCTAACCAGGCTGCAACCTTTTCTCTTGCGAAATCTTTTGACTCAGAGAATGAGTACGAAGAGTTCAAGAAATCTTTCAAATTAAACGATTCCGAAGAGAAACATGTACTGAGTGTTCGGGAGACCGAAGATAAAGTAACTGTTGAGTTTGAAAAACATTCTGACGAATCAATGCCAAAAGACTTATCACAAGTCGAAGCACAGGAGAAAACTATGAGCGATATTGATATCGACGCTATCGTAGCCGCTGCTGTCGAGAAGACTGCGGCTGCAATGGCAATGAAAGACGCTGAGCGCAAGGCAGAAGAGCAAGCTAAGATGGAAGCAGAACAAAAAGCTGCTGCCGAAGCTGAAGCTCAGAAAGCTGACGAAGAACAGCGTATTGTTACCGCCGTAACTAGCGGTACAGAAAAATTAATGGCTGACGTTGAAGCTAAAATGGCTGAAAAAGATGCTGATTATGAAAAAATTATTGGCGAACTGCAAGGTGAGCTGACGGAAAAAGCTGCTGAAATTGAGAAGATTCGTGAGTCAAAGCGTGTCTTTGCTGATCGTGGCCAAGAGCGTGATTTTATCAAGACTCATGAGTCTGATTTAGTTGATGCTCATTTGTTGGGCGTTATTTCTCGCAAGGGTTGGGACAACAAACTCGCTAAGTCTTTAATTGAAAAGGCTGTGAATGAAAATTCAGGCGTTTCTGTTCCTTCCGCTTCTATTGAAGCTTTTGAAACTACTGTTTCTACGGCGATTGAGCGTGACATCGAGCTTGAGCTTGTTTTGGATCCTCTTTTCCGTAAGATTCAGATGACTGCCGCTTCAATGGTTATTCCTACTATGCCCGATGCAGGTTATGCAGACTTTACTACTGCAGGTAACACTGCAGGTTCAGGTGCAGAAAATCCCTTTGGCGGCAACTTAGAAGATCGTGCAGGCACGTCTCCTAATGATGGCATTGCAATGGGAAGCAAGATTCTTACCGTTGAAAAGATGGTATCAAAGTCTTACATTGCTAATGAAGTAGAGGAAGACGCAATTATTCCAGTATTGCCTTTGATTCGTGAGTCAATGATTCGTGCACACGCTCGTTTGATTGAACACTCGCTTTTGATGGGTAATGCTTCTGGCGACTCTATTACTACTCCCGCAAGCTACAAGGGTCTTGTAAAGCGTGCTGAAGATCTTTCAGGCTCTGGTATGGTTCTTGATTTGGGCTCACCTGCGGTCGATATTTCTATCACGGCAGCTAAGCTTTTAGATATGCGTCAAGCAATGGGCAAGTATGGTCGTCGTCCTGGTGATGTAGTATACATTATTTCTTTGGATGCTTACTACGATCTGCTTGATGATGTTGACTTCCAGAAGTCTAATGAACTCGGTGAAGTTGGTACTCGTGTAACGGGTGAGTTGGGTACGGTTTACGGTTCACCCGTAGTCGTATGTGACGAATTCCCTGCTGTAGCTGAAAATGCTGCATGGGGTGTTGCTGTAAATACCCGCAACTTCGTAGTTCCCGTATTGCGTGGCGCTACGGTTGAGCAAGACTATCAAGTCGAAGCTCAGCGCCGTGTATTGGTTGCTACTCAAAGACGTGGTTTCGACCAGATCTTTGAAGCAGCTGGTCAGGTTGTTGTTCACAAGTATTAATAGATACTTATTGAGAATGGGAGGTTCATCTGGGCCTCCCAAGCTCTTTTTCCTGAGGAAATCATGGCAGATTTAATTACATTAGATGAGTATAAGTTATTTGAAGGTGTAAACTCTACTCAGTACGACGAAAAGTTTGAGTCATTGATTACGAGTGTAAGTCAACTTGTCCGAACTTATTGTAGTAATGAGTTTGATACTTATTCTGCCTCCCCTGGATATACAGAATTATTTAATATTCAGTGGGATACTTATGTAGTACAACTAAGAGAAAGCCCTGTCATTAATGTTTTAAATGTATATGAGAGAGCTACACAATCGGCCGATTATAAAGAATTATTTAGCGCGGGAGAAGGAAGCCCGGCAGATTATTCTTGGTATCTTGATACTGTAAGCGATTCTATTTTTAGAACTTATGAAAGCGGGCAGTATAGAAATTGGCCGAAAGGAGTAGGAGCTGTAAAGGTGGTATATACTGCCGGATATGTAGAAACTCCTTCAGATTTGAAATTAGCTATTAGTGACTTGGTAACTTATTACCATAAAGACGAATGGAAAGAGCGTCAAACTATTGGTTCAGCTACTCGTGAAGGTGCAGGAAGCTCTGCAATACGAAATGATCCTGGATTTCCGGACCATATTCGAAGAGTGCTGGATATGTATAGAACGTGAGCAAAAGGTTTTTAAAGAAATTACTTGAAGAAACTATAGCAGAGTTAGAGAAACCTTCTAATACTAGACAAGGCATAGATGGTTTTAGACAAACGGATTCTGACCTAAAAGAACATACTTTCAAATCTTCAGTGAACGGAGTAAAGGCTCAAGTTATTAGAGAACTGACCTCCCCGACATACAGAATAGATATTAGAGTTTTAATCGATCAAAGATTTGAAGAAACCTTAGATAAGTATGTAAGAAATCTTGTAAATGGTACCTACGAGAAGGCACGAAAAAAATACGGATCTAATGTTAATACCCGTGTAGTTGGTAATAGGTCGGCGTGGGCAATAAAAGTTTTAGAGGCTGAAAAAAACGAAAGAGTTTACTGGAAAGATACTCCTGAAAGTGTTTTCAATGCGATAAAAAATTTATTCTCTAGTAGAAAAGACACTTTAGTAAAAAACTTAAATACAGTTTTGAAGAGTATAGATCCCGATGCTTTTAAAAACTCGCAAAGCTCAGAAATACAAGCAGGGAAGTTTTTAGATTTAGGACATCGGGCAGGTTCTTCTGTTGTAGAGCAGCAGGTTGGCAGGGCCAGTTCACAACTAAGCAGCAGAATTAATACATACAATCAAAGAGCTAAGCAAGATAATAAAATAACTGAAAAAGACATCAGAAATTTAGGGTTAGGTTTTTTCGTAAAAAAGAAGGCTACTAAAGAAAAAGAAACATTAGAAGTTGGTTTTGAATCAGAATATTATAATAGGTTATACGGTACAACAACTGAAGCCTCTTTTAAAAGAGATGCTTTACAAAGATTACGAAACGCTCTATTAAAAGTAGATAAATCTAAGAGTTTGTCTAAAAGGCCTGGCTCAGATACCAGAATAGACGTAGAGCGAAAAAAAGTAATAGAAAGGTTTGATACTAAAATAGTTCGAAGAAAAAATGTAAAAGTTAAAAGCGATAATTTTAAAATAGATTTAACTAAAACGGCAAAAGAAACTAAAAAAGCTAATAAAAAAGTAAAAAAAGTAAAACCAAAAAATTTACAGCTTGGGGCACTGAAAGGACTCAAAGCTCCAGGACCTAAAAAATCTTCCGCAGCTAGCAATATTTCTATGATAGCTTTAATTAATCAAAAGCTACCAAGAACTGTAAAAAACAATATGGGAGCCCCAGGACTAGAGAATAAAACTGGAAGATTCGCAGAGAGTGTTAGAGTAACAGATATTTCACAAACAGCAAGAGGCTTTCCAAGTATTGGATATACTTATAGAAAAAATCCTTATCAGATTTTTGAGAAAGGGGCCGGAAAACCTCCTTGGGCAACAGTAGACAGAGATCCAAGGAAATTAATAGATAAATCTATAAGAGAGATAGCGGCAGAATTATTGACAGCAAGATTTTATACTAGGAGAGTTTAATGGCCACAAGAGACTATAGTACACGTAGAATGGCCATTGTCCGAGCCCTAGAAGAGAAGCTAAAGTTAATTAACGGCAATTCTCCTTATAGGACAAACTTATATAATAATGTACTTCCTCGATTAAAGTTTTGGGATGAAGTAGAGGATTTTCCAGCGGTTCATGTAAGTGCTGGATCTGAGACTCGACAATACCAAGGAGGAGGCTACAAAGACAGATTTCTAACTGTTACTCTTCGAGTTTATGTTCAAGAAGAAAATGCAATTTTCGCACTTGAAAAGCTCTTTGAAGATATTGAAACAGTATTAGAAGACAACGCAGGTCTCTCTTACAAGGACCAGGACGGAAATACTCAAAGTGTTCAGCAGATAACAATCTTGAGCTTGGACACCGATGAGGGTGCTCTCGAACCTCTAGCAGTTGGGGAGATCATTTGCGAAGTTCGATACTAACCTTTTAGGTTAAGATGAGAAGATAATCTTCTCTTCGGAGATAAATAATGGCATTACAATTTACAAGAAATGCAGAAGTATACGTTTCGTTGAGAGACGCCAGTTCAGGAAATCATGTACAATCATGGAAACTTTCTGTACTTGATGGCTTTTCTTTTACGCAATCAATTAATTCTTCAGAAATTACGATCAATGAAGCAGGAACAACTTCACGACGAGCAAGACTGCTCTTCAATGACAGTTTGGCCCCTGTAGAATGGTCAATGAGTACTTATGCTCGACCTTTTGACTCAACTTCTAGTCCGGATAATGACTCAAAATGTCACGCTGTAGAAGAGTCTTTATGGGCCATGTTTGTAGGTGCTGATACGTGGGATACAAATAACGAAGTATTTAAAAAGGGCGGCAACGCTGTAAATAGTTTAGTAGATCAAAGTCCCGCTCTTGATTCAACAAACACATTTGATTTTAGCCAGTCAAATGTTTCATCGATGCCCGATAACTGGGATATTTGGTTTGCTTTTGAAGATGGGGACAATAAACAGTACTATAAACTTCAGAGTGCCGTCGTAAACTCTATTACGATGGATTTTGATATCGATGGAATTGCAACTCTTCAGTGGAGCGGTTTTGCAAAGCAAATTTCAGATGAAGGACTAACTCAACCTGATGAGCTTGGTAACACTTCTCCTGATAAAGTAATTTCAAATGGTCTTACTGATACAACAAACTTTATTCGTAACCGAATCTCAACACTTTCTCTCGTAAGAAACGATAAGTTTATTGGCTCACCTGATGCTGGTTTGAATGAATCAACTTCTCCCGATAATATTCAAGATGTTTACAGTATTGTTCTTACCGGTGGAAGTATTTCTATGGAAAATAACATCACCTACCTCACTCCGGAGGAACTCGGTGTTGTAAATGCTCCTCTTGCAAATATTACTGGTGCTCGTTCAATTTCAGGATCTCTAACCTGTTATCTTGATAATGATACCAACCAGAGTAAATCAGGAGAACTTTTTGCAGACTTAGTGAGCGATACTTCAACAGTCAGAAACGTATTCGATATGACTGTAAATATTGGAGGCGAAACCACAAATACTCCTCGTATTGCTTTCGACCTTCCCACAGCACACCTCGAAGTGCCTGTAATTAATGTTGAAGATTTGCTTACGCTGGAAGTCGCTTTCCACGGTCAGGTAGCAGATGGCAATGTTGATTCAACCAACGAAGCCACGATTATTTATAAGGCATAAGCATACCAAAAAATAATTCTTGACAATTTACTACTCGTTAGATATAATTATGAGACTTGGGGGAAAATAGTTTCCCCCGTTTCTCTATAAGGAGATTGTCGAGGAGATCCCCTAGTGACTTTTGAACTATTAAGAGAAGGGCGTGTTTGGTTAGAGTATTCAAGCACGTTCTACCTTCTCCATACGATGAGAGATGTCACTTTCTCCCAAACTTTCGCACAAGAAGGCGTTGCAAAAAGAACTTTGCACGCTCCAAATAACTTGTTCGAAGGTTCCCTTATTCAGAAAGCAAACCCTGCGGATTTTTCATTCACATTGTATATGTTAGATGAAGCTTCCGTACACCAACATTTGCCCTTGGATTTGCTAATAGACTATTCAGGCAATACTTTAAAGCAGTTTAATCTATATTTTGTATATGAGAACAATAGTACTCCAGTATACTATAAAATAGAGAATGCTGTCTTTACTGGTGGAACTTTCAATATTCCTCGTGCAGGAATAATGACCGTGGCCTTAAATGGTCAAGGAACTAAACTTACGAGAACAGAGGCGAGCTGGTCGAATACCGATGGAAGTTATGATTCAACACCATCTTTCGCTGTTTCAAAAGAGTTTATAGTTTCAGTTGCTGGAAGTAATTTAGACAATATTCAAGGAGCGTCTTTAGAGCTGCAAAACAATATAGACTGGACAAGAAATGAAACCGTACATTCAACAAAAGCGGTTACAAATGCGTCCAACACAATTTTTCCCTCAAATTTTACATTACAAAGTAGAAATCTTGGAGGAAGTATTAGTCAATATATTGATAGCACCAACGCTCAATCTGTGAATAACTTATTAACATGGCAGGAAAGTACAAGTGTTCGTATTCGAGCAGGCTTATCAGCTTCAAACCTACAACTTGATGTAGAAATGAATAACGCCTGTTCTTTTACTAATCGCGCCACCTTTGGAGATATTTTCTCACAGAACTATGATTTTCGTCTTATGACGAACCCAACAGACTTAAATACTTATTTCACGTATTAGGAGATTTAATGAAATTAAAAGATTTGATGGTTGACACCAAGTCAGCATGGCTTGACTTTCCTGGGTGTCCCGGCTTTCAGGTTGAGGTTTGTAATTTATCTAGAAAAGAACTTTTAAACCTGAGAAAAAGATGTATTGCACAAAAATTTGACCGAAAAACACGACAAATGGTCGAAGAACTTGACGAAGATAAATTTGTAATTGAATTTGCACAAGCAACTATTAAAGGTTGGAAAGGCTTAAAGCTTAAATATCTCGAAGATCTTATTCTTGTAGATCTAAACAATCAAGATGAAGAAGCAGAACTAGAGTATGATAAAGAGCAGGCAGAAGTATTAGTTCAAAACTCTACAGAGTTCGATAATTGGGTAAACGAGGTGGTCTTTGACCTTGCCAACTTTCGCAGAGGAGGAAAAGGAGACCCTTTGGACACGCTTCGAACAGTGGCAGAGGAATAATACGGTCGGAATGACCAAAGAAAAATATCTGGAAATGGAAGAACAGCTCGGAAGAGAACCAAACCCAGAAAGATGTCCTCCAGGTATTGAAGATTTTCCGCAAATTATAGTTGACGGTATTGAAATATTTAATTTCTTAGGTGATCGAGTTTATCCAGAAATTGGTTATATAGGAAAAGATTATACAAACCTACCAATTTTGATGGGACTCTATCAGATTGATGATAAGGAACTTCTTTTAGAAGTATTATCAAGACTTGACGCAGAAGCGATTCGAATCTCACAAGAGAGATTGAAACGCGAATACGACAAGATGAAGAGTAAATCGCGTGGCAGATAGTTCAGTTTTACTAGAGGTAGTACTCGAAGGTAAAAACATAAAAGTAGTTCAGAAGCAGATTGATGGAGTTACTAAATCTATCAATAAGCAGACTGCTGCTAGAGATACTCAAGCTAAGAAAACTAATGCTTATCAGAGACAGGAGAAGGGCACCGCCCAAATTACTTCTAACTCTACAAAAGCTTTCGCAAAACAAGCACAAACAATCGAGGGCGGTTTAGTACCCGCTTATGCAACCTTAGCGGCAAACGTATTTGCAATTTCTGCCGCTTTTAATGTTCTTCGCCAAAATGCAGCATTAACTCAGTTAGAACAGGGGCTAGAAAGAACAGGTACAGTTGCCGGTAAAAATTTAGGATTTATTTCTGACAAATTAAAAGAAATTACCGGAGACGCTATTTCAACAAGGGCATCTTTAGAAGCTGTGGCACTTGGAACAAGTGCTGGTTTTGAGTCTTCTCAAATTGAAGAGCTTACCAAAGTAGCAAAAGGAGCTTCATTAGCTCTTGGAAGAGATTTAGAAGATGCTCTGAATAGGTTAGTACGAGGTACAGCTAAGTTAGAGCCAGAAATTTTAGATGAATTAGGTATTATGGTTCGTCTTGACGATGCTGTCAGCGACTATGCGGACAGCCTTGGAAAGCTTCCAAAACAACTTACTCAAGCAGAAAGAAGGCAAGCATTTTTAAATGCAACTATTACTCAAGGTATAAAGAAATTTGGAGACATTTCTCAATCTGTAGATCCGAATCCCTATGACCAGTTAGCAGCAGCTTTTAGGGAGTTAAGTGATACTGGTCTTAAACTTGCTAACAATGTTTTGACTCCTCTAATTCGTTTTCTTTCGGAAACACCTACTGCTTTGGCTGGTGTTTTGGCACTTTTTGCTTCCTCAATTATTGACAAAATCGTTCCCGCAATAAATATTGCTATAGAAAGACAAAGACTTTTAGCTAGAGTAGCTTTACAAGAAACTATAGGCTCTGTAAAAAAACAAGCCGCAGAATATACTAAACAAGCAAAAAGTTTACCAACTTTCGCTGCTGCACCAAAAAGTGTAAAGCTTTTAGAAGACCAGATGAGAGCAGGCACTCTGAGTGCCAAAGACTTAACAACTGCTGTTAAAAATCTTAAAAAATCAGAACAATTAAGACAAGTTGCTCTCAAAAACCATTCCGCCGAGAAAAAGGTACAAAAACAAGCAGAACTTGATCAAATTCGTCAGCTTCGTATTGCTACGGAGCAACTGATAGCGGCTGAGAACAGGAGATTTACTTTAGGAGCAAAAGGCGAAGCAAAGAGAGCAAAGTCTCGTTTAGCTGGCCTGCAAGCCGCTTCTCTGCAAAAAATAGATCAAACTGGCGCATTTGGCGGTTTTGGCGTCGCCTTTGCCAGTATAGGAAAACAAGGCAAAAAAATCGGACAGGTTACCGGTCTAGTAAATACTTTATCTACTTCTCTTACTGTTGCCAGGAATGGAGCTATTCTTCTCGGAAGAGCTTTTTTAAATTTTATTCCTATAATAGGGCAAATTCTAAGTATCGGTTCTTTACTCTTCCCCCTATTGAAAGGTTTATTTGAAAAATCAAAAGTTCAACAAGCTGCGGATTCTGCCGCAAAGAGTTTTGATTCTTTTTCGGATATTTCTTATGAGCTGGGAAAAGCTTTAAAAGACTCAAATTCTGAGACAGAAAATTTTACAAGAAAATCAAGAGTATTGGTAAATATTATTGGGCAAGTAAAAGACGGGATTAGCTCTTTAGGAGTGGCTATAAAAGAATCAAGGACACAACAAATAGCTAAACTTCGAGAAGACTTTTTAAATCTTTCAGGAGATGCAGGATTCTTCGCCCAAGCCTACGCACTAGCAGTGAGCGGCGTCGGCGTAGTCGGCATAGACAAAGAGCTAAAAAGAATAGAGGAGAATATTGATTCTTTACTCTCTAAAGGAGATACTTTAGATGCTGCTGGAAGACAGGCCGCCTCGCAAATTTTACAACGAGCCATCGACCGAATTGGTGACAATGAGAATTTATCCTCCCTAATGGCTACACAGGTTAAATCTTTAAAGATAGTAAAAAACGGATTAGATGCAGGAGCAGAGCTAAGCGCAGAACAGATAGAAAATTTTTTAGAGGGTCTTAGAAAAAAAGAAAAAGCATTTACAGACGCTATAGATAATGCAGCAGCCTCCTATGCTAATTTTACAAAAGCTGCAAGGGCGGCCGGAGATAAGTCCTCTACTCCTTTTGATAGAGCCACTGAAGGACTTCAGGGTTTCTTAAACGAAGCCAAAGCAGCTTCTGAAGTAGGAGGTATAGGCATAGACGCCTTTTTTGAGCAAGCAGCCGGTTCTGCTGAATATCTACAAAAGCTTGCCTCTGAGGGATTTATTACTGGAGACACAGATGTAAAAAGACTCGAATCTCTACAAGAAAAATTAGATGGAGTTGTGTCCACCTACCAAACTATAGGTTCTGAGATTAAAGGTCTTCAAACGGACCAAAAAAACTTAAATAAATTTGTAAATAACCAACCTCTAGTTTTAGAAAAATCTTTAGATCTTACAAATACTATTATTGACAGAGAAATTGAAAAACTCGAAACCGAAAGAGAAGGTTATGATCTTTTAAATCTTTCTGAAGCTCAAAAAGAACGAATCGATCAAATTGATGCTCAAATTATTGCAAAAGGAAAAGAAAGAATTTCCCAAGAAGAAATAACAGCAAGAGTCAATCAAGAGCAACTAAAAGCCAAACAAGAAATACTTGGGTTAGAGCAAAAGATTTTCGCCTCTAAGAAAGCTACTTTAGAAGCAGAAATGGAGCTTGCTCGTGTACAGTATAAACTTCAAAGATTAGCAGACACAGGTTCAGAAGAGCTTTCTCCAATTGAAGAATTAAACTTTTTCTTAAAAGAAAAAGAAAACAGAAAGAAAATATTGCTAGAAGAGTTTAATTTAAAAACAAAAGCCATCGACCTAGAATATGATTTGTTAGAAGCAAAGTTTGAGATTATTAAGGCACAAGCTAAAGCGAACGGTGTAGAGCTTTCAAATACTGGTAGAATTTCTCAACTATTAAGTGAAGGAAGGTCTGCGGCACAAGAAGCCGCCAAAAAGGAGTATGATCTAGCTTTAAAAAGACTGGAACTAGAAGAGCAAGTTCTGAGAAAAAGAGCGGAACAAGATTCTCCAGGATTTACAAAAACTGCCGAATTTATAAATCAAGTAGGAGAGGGAATAACAAGAGGCAAAGCTACTATAGAGGTAGCTGGAAGAGATAAAGAATCTGCTGACAAAGAAGTTGCTGGAGCAAAAATAGACTTAGCTATTGGTCGTGGAATGGGAGACTCCGCTGAAGAAATAGCTAAGCTAGAAGAAGCATTAGAAAAAGCAAAAAGTAAAGCAAAAGATGCTGGAAAAAGCCTTAAACAAGCTTTTATAAATGCAACTTTAGAAGGTATTCAGCCTATGCTGAATAAGCTAAGAGAGCTAGGTCCTAACGGAGAGCTTGTTGCAGCTATAAGCGAAGGAACTCTTGTAATGTCTTCCGCCTTTATAGAATTGTCAAAAGAAACAAATACTGCTGCAGATAAGATAGCAGCAGTCGGAGCTATAGTATCTTCAATAGGAAATATCATGGCGGCTTCGAGCGAGGCAAGAATTGCAGGAATTGACAAAGAGATTGAGGCTGAGAAAAAACGAGACGGAAAATCAAAGGAAAGTTTATCAAAAATTCAAGCTCTTGAAAAGAAAAAGGATAGAGCTAAAAGAAAGCAGTTTGAACAAAATAAAAAGATTAGTATGGCGGAAGCCGTAATACAAGGATCTTTAGCGATAGTAAAAGCATTAGCAGAAGGAGGTCCAATATTAGGTCCTATACTAGCAGCAGCTATTGGAGCTTTGACCGCAGCTCAATTAGCTATTATTTCATCAACTACATATCAGGGAGGCTCTAGTTCTGGAGGAACCTCGGTCCCTAGGAATATAAGTGTAGGGGAAAGATCCAATAAAGTAGATGTCGCACAACAGGCGACAGGTTCAGAACTCGCAGGACTAAGGGGTGGAGATACTAGAAAGATCGGCGGAATGCCCACTTCTGCTTTCATGGGTGCCAAGTATCGCGCCGAAGGAGGACCAACAGCAGGATATGTTGTTGGAGAGCAGGGTCCAGAACTCTTCGTTCCAGAAACTCCTGGAAGAATTGTGCCAAATGATGAAATGAAGCAAGCTCAGCCTGTCAATGTCAACTTTAATGTTCAGGCCATTGATGCCTCAAGCTTCAATGATGCACTGACTACTCAGCGTGGAAATATTATCTCAATGATTCGAGAAGCCGCCAATACATATGGAGAAACCTTTCTCGAAGGAGTGAACGACTCAGCAATTAATGCTGGTGGAGGTAAAATCTAATGGCTTTTATGAATATATTACCAGATCCTGATCGAAAGATTCTTCCTTCAGGAAAGCAGAATAATAGTACTGGTACTGCCGGTCCTGGTTTTGCTTCTGTAAAATTTACTTCGAATCAGCCTACGATGATGTCCCGAACAAACGGCGGACGAGTAGTTACTCGTTCTCAGGCAAAGCAGCATTGGTCTCTTGATATTTCTTATAATCCACTTACACGAGCAGAGTTCGAGCCAGTTAATACTTTTCTTTTGTCGAGACAGGGAAGACTCAATCCTTTTTTCGTAGTTCTTCCCCAGTATGAGGATACACAAGACTCCACATTTTCAACTTATTTAGCGGTTCCAAATACAATCTCTGTAAACGGTGCTACAAACTCTGGGGCTACAAAAATGACTATCGATGGCCTTACTGGAGCAAGTGGAAGTCCAAAACCAGGAGACATATTTACTATTACAGACTCAGCAAACTCAAACCATGTAAAAGCATATATGGTTACTCGTGTTGAGACTAACGGAGATTTTGAAACTACTCAACCCGCGGAGGATCAAAGAATTATTCATTTTAATCCTTCTCTTGTTTATTCAGTTGCGGACAATGCTACTGTTAATTTTTCTGCACCAAAAATTCGAGTAATACCAAAAGGTGATACTCAAGAATACTCCCTTGGAACGAACAATCTTTTTCAGTTCAGTTTATCTTTAGAAGAGGCTCTACCCTAAATGGCAAAATTAGATTTAAATCCTACTCTCGCACTTCATCTTGACGAGAATCGTCCTTTTACTTATGCACATCTTGTAAAATTTGAGCGCCCACTAAAAGAATGGAATGCACCAAATCTAGAGGTTTTATACAGCCAAAAATTTACTCGTTACGCTTATGTAACGGATGCTTCTTATGCGATTAATTTTAACGATGAATCAACTTACGAAGAGTCAGGTTCTGTACTGAATAACGGTTCTCAGACGTATCATGCCAATAAACTAATTAGTGTCTCCTCTGTTCAGGATTCTGCAGAAAACAAGATAGCAAACTTTACTATTAATATAGCTGCAAATTCTCTTGATGCCGCTCTCTACAACCAATCTCTTACTTTTTCAACTTCTGGAGGGGATTACTTAATTACAGCGGATGAGAGCTTCAGTGATGCTGGTTTTGTAGAAGGAGACTTAATTCGTTTAAAAGCAACTACAGCAAGCTCTCCAACAGCCGACTTTAGCCTTCAGAGATTTCGTATTCATTCTTTTCGAAACGAGGGCAAAACTGTAAAAGTTGAAGAAGAGACTTTTCCTTTCTCTACCTGGACAGAAACAGGAGAAAGTTATGATATTCTTCAAGCGAGTACTGAATTAACTGCACTTACTCTTCCTCAAAAAGCTGCAAACTTTGTTAATCGTCAGGTATCTGTCTATAAGGCTTTTTTCTATGAAGACGAGCCCGATGTTTTTATTGGATCTCCCGTTCTTCTTTTCAGTGGTATTATTGCTACAGCAAATTATAAAGAGGACCCAAACGGTATTGCACAGTTTTCTTGGGTATGTAGAAGCCACTGGGGAGACTTTCAACAAGTTCGAGGGCGATTAGGTTCAGATGATTTCCACAGAGCGCTAAACAGAAATGGCAACCCCAATCCAGATGCTACTATTCGACCTGAATATGCGAGCGATATGGGTTTTCAACATGCAAATAATGCGGTAAACGTAATTGCAATATACACTACAACAGAAGAACGGTATAAAGAAGTATGGAGAAATAAACTTCTCGGAACTAAAAAGCTAAAGAAATATGAAGTAGAGGTAGAGAATGAAGTTGATTTAAGGTTTAATTTAAATGCTACTTATATTCCTGTTATTTACGGAGTTCGTCGTGTAGGCGGAAATCCAATCTTTGCAGATTTAGAGAATACCTCGGACGCCGATACAGTTTATATTGCAGAAAGTCTTGCTGAAGGTCCGATTCAGAGTATTCTGAATGTTTACGTGGATGACCAACCCTTAGTTTGTATTTCTGAGCAAGACTTTGACGTAAGAAACTCTGCCGGAGCAAATTTCTCTTCCGATGCTGTTGATATTGCTTGTTATGGAAGAGCAGATAAAGGCGACGTAATTCTCGGAGAGTATACCGTAGACCCTTCCGTAGTGGTTTACAGCGGCAGTCAAACTCTTTCTGTAGAGGACTATGAAGCTATAGAAGCAGAGGCCGAAGTAAATGCTCAAGCGGCACAAGAGCTTGTTTCTTGGGTGTTCAATGCTCCTTCTGGAGTTTACGTACAAAGAAATGAAGTTTACAATGGATTGGTAAATGGAATATATAGTTCCGGAGTTCCTGTAGGACAAAAAGGTCTTGTACATGATTACGGAATTAATTTTACAAGTCCTACTGACACCGTTATAGAGTTTAAATCAGGTTTAGAAGATCAACAAGCATCTTCTCGTTTATCTAGTGTTGCAAACGGGACAAAATTTAAACTTCAGAATGATTATTTTGGATCTGCTCCAGCTACTAATTACTGGGGGGCAAACCATAAACTTCTTGATACTGCTTATACTGTTTCTAAGCACACCATTACACCTGACCAGACTACAGTACCAGATATAGACTACGTAGTAAAAGGAAAGCTTGTAGAATCTTATAACTACGACGGAAGTTATGGTCATGTAGGAAGTGGTGAAAACCACACTAATTTTTCTCTCGGCGACACAGTAACTATCAAAAAGTCTTCTGATGACACTGCACTTGCTTCAAATGTTCAAATTATAGATAAGTGGTTTTACCAGGACGGGAAGGGAAATACAAATTATAGATTTCGTTGGGATTTAACAGCGGCTCAAGAAATCTCTCTACAGCAGGCTAAAAAATTCTACATGGATGATGGTTCAAATACTTGGACCATGGCAACATATGATTTTACAGAAGGGAATGCAGCCTTTACTATTGAAACAAAACTTCAAGATGAAATTTCTGCAATAAATTCTAGTGGTACTGCTGACATAAATGCTACAACAAGTACAAGCAACGTAAGAGATGCTCAAAGCTCTACTGGAAGTTCTAGAGCCTCGGTAAATACAGAAAGAACAATTCCTCTTGCTAATGGTTTTGATGGTTCAAACCCTAAGAGTCCAACATATCAAGAAAACCCGGTAACCTCTTCAACTACTGTAACTGTAGATCAAACTAACACTGTCCTTGATGATACTCCTACAAATAATATAAGTACTGTAACAGGAAATGCTTCTACTACTACATATATAACAATAAAGAATCAGATTAAACTTTCTACAACTGGAAGCCCGAGTTCTGTTGATGATGCTTATAATGGTAAAGCTGTTTTAATCAGAAGAACCGATTTTAATGGCAATATAATAGAAACTCTTAAAGTAATTAAAGACTACGACGGAGCCACTCGCATTCTAACTCTTACTACTGATCTAGCCGATGGAGAAGTTCCAGAAGCAGGAGATGAAGTACTAATATACGGAAACGAAGAAGGAAGAGACGTTCGGCCCACTACAAACTTTGGACTTATTCTTTTAGATTATATGAAGAGTAAGCGTTATGGGGCGGGTCTTTCTGATGATAAGTTAAATATTAATAGCTTTTTACAAGCTGCCCGAACTTGCGATACTCGATCAGATATTACAGTCGAAATACAAGTAGACAGTGTCGGACATACTCTTGCAGTAGGGGATAAGTTTAAGTATGAGCCTACTGGTGGTTTTAAGTGGCAAGGAACTATTAAAACTATTGAAGATGCATTGAGTGGTTCTCCAGATCGTTTCAAAGTTACTTTTACAGACTGTATTGGGAAACTTACAAATCAATTCAATAAAGTCCGTACTCGCTTGCAAGACGATATTATTTGGGAGGCTGGATCAAGTCTTTATAGATTTAATACAACCAGTGGTTTGCAAACAACTATAAGTACAAATGCTGTTGAGATTTCTTCATTTACCTTAACTCAAGTTGGCGGAGACAGCACAAGTGTTTCTGTAGCCTCTGGCTCTGGTAATGTTTTAGATTATTCTCTCTACGATTCCGACTTTATACAGTATTGGAAGTATCTTGGGTGGGACTCTCCCGACCAGCGTTGGGTTACTCGCCATCAGGGAAATTTATCAATTGATACATCTCAGCCCGTCTTTAATGTTATTGGCGTTATTCTTGAGCACTTTAATGGAATACTTGCATTTGAGGACGGCAAGTTCACTCTTTCAGTAGAGACAAAGAGAGATGCTGACGGAGAACTTTTCTGGAATTTCCAGAACTCTTCAGAGGGTTGGACAGTAAATGGCCAGGCTTCAATTACACAAGAAGAAGAGTATATAACTCTTGACTCAAGTGGCTCCGATCCTGTATTTAGAAAATCAAATCTTTCTTTCAAAGGTTCTGAAAACTTAATTATTCGTGCAAGAATACGTAGAACTGGAGGGACTGGTTGGGATGGTGCTGCTTATTACACTACCGACTCTCACGGTGAATCGGCTTCTTTTCAAAAAGATATTTCTGACCCCACAGTTTTAAATGAGTGGGTGATTGCTTCGTGGGATATGTCAAATCTAACTGCTGGTGGAACAGATTGGGAAGACAGCTATATTACGGGTCTTCGATTAGATTTGGGTCTTTCGTCTGCAGATGATTTTGATATTGAGTGGATTTCTGTAGGCTCAAGTGTTCGAGTCATTGAGCAAGAAGATATTATTGGTTCTCTTTCGATTAAAGACGACGGACTTTCGAAAGCGTATAATTCTTTATCTGCAAGCATTATCGACCCTCAGAATAATTTTAACAGTCGAAACGTATCTTTCTTTAACTCAGATTATTTGAAGCAAGATCGAGGAGTTGTTCGTTCAGGATCTTTCAAGCTCGAAGGAATTACAAACTACTACAATGCTCGACTTGCTGTTGAGCAGATCCTCAATCGTTCAAGATTTTCTCGCCAGATTTCTTTTACAGTTCGACCTGTTGGTTTAGCATTGAGTCCTGGTGAACTAATTCGTGTAAAATATCCTCGATTTGGTTGGGACAGCGGAAAGTATTTCAGAATTCAATCCCTTACTTATCAAACAAATTGTCTAGTAAGTGTAGTAGCTACAGAGCACGATGACTCTATATATTTTATAGATGCTCCAAAAGCAAGCCCTTTCAATGTACCTCTTGAAGTAGATGCGGTTATTCGCCGTCCTTCTGCGCCTACGAATGTTGCAGCAACAGGAACCGGTACTTCGAATGAGGAAACTAACCAGATTACAGTAACTTGGGATAATGTTGCAAAGGCAAATGGATATGAGATTTGGAGAAGTACTTCAAATAATGTAAATACAGCCGTTAAAATCGCTGATCAATCTTCCACGCTAGAAAGAAGCTACATCGATATTCTTCTTCCAGAAACTCGAACAACATTTTATTATTGGGTAAGGGCCTTTACTCGCACAACTGTACAAACAACTCGATCTTCGGAGCAAAGAGATTACTACAGCGATTATAGCACTGAGGCTTCCGGAACAACTATTGGAAGGTTTAACAGTGCTTTTATAAATCTTTATCGTAGAACTACTTCTGGAAGCACTCCTAGTTCCCCCGATAATCAAGTAACCTATACTTTTAGTACAGGCGCACTTGATCCTGCTCCATCTAATTCTTGGACTACCAGCATTCCTTCAAGTGGAGGAGCATATCTTTGGATAGTTCAGCAATATGTAAAAAGTTTAACAGATACTGTAACTATTGGTAGTGGTGATTGGGTTGCTGCAAGTCTATTATCTACTGATGGAGCTGATGGAGCAGAAGGAAAAACCGCAACTCTTACAGCAAATAAATATGTAATTTTATTCGACGCTGATGGTAATGAAAGCCCTGAAACTACTATTACTCTTACAGGAACGGGCACAAACTATACTTCTCCAATATATAGATTTTTAAAAGATGGGGTCGAGGTAAGGGCTTGGGGTTCTCAAAATACTTATGATATTCCTGATTTTGATTCCGGATCTCCAGATAGAAGAGAACCAGGGCCCAACGAAGTTCATTCATATACTCTTCAAGTAGCGGAAAGTGACGCAGGATCCCCTGACGGAGGAGTCTACTCTTTTGATACTGTTTCGATTTATGGTATTCAGGAAGGTACTGTGGGAGCAAACGGAACCGATGCTCTTACTATTATATTGCCTAATGATTCCCATGTTCTTCCGGTTACAAACACCGGAGGCGGTAGTCAGATTACATATACAGGCTCCGGAACAACTATTCGAGTTTATGAAGGTACTACAGAACTTACCTATGACGGCGTAGGAACTTCAAATGGCACTTGGAAAGTAACCTCTACAGGTGTAAATATTGATCCAGGAAGCCCTGTTACTGACTCGGGTACTTACGCTACTATCCCTCCTCATGATGATATGACAGCTACAAATGCTACAGTATCTTATCTTATAGAGGGAAAGAGAGCTAATGGAACTTCTTTTAGTTTAACAAAAATCCAATCTTTAGCTCAATCTGTAGAGGGCGAAGACGGATCTCCAGGAGAAACAGGCGCTAGTGTAGATATAATCTTTAAGCGAAATGACGGTGAACCAGACACTCCTAGCTCTACTCCTGGTACACCTGTAGGCTGGAGAACCAATGCAGTCGATACACTTTTAGATGATGGTTCTCCTTATACTCTTTGGGCCAGCACGGGTGAGAAAGCTGTAGGAGCTACAAACTATGACTGGGGTAGCCCGTTTCAAATCGAAGCAGACGCTGTAGCCGAAGTATATGTATTTAGAAAAACTTCAAATGCTGGTCTTACTGGAGGCTCTTATAATTTTACTACTAATACTCTAACAGCTCCTACAAATTGGAGTACTACACCCCCTACTTTGGCAAATGGGGAAACTTCTTATGTAGGAGTTGGCCTTGCTGTAGGTTCCAGAACTAGTACTTCGGCTTCTATTACTTGGACTGGAAGCTCGGTTTATGCTGTAAGAACTGACGGAAATTCAAATGCACTCGTCTACGCTTATAAGAGAAGCGCAGCGGCTCCTTCAGATAATCCCGGGCCTGTAACAGTAAACCTAAGTACGGGAAAAATAACCACCACTACTTTAGATGATGGGTGGCAAAAAGAACCTACCGGAGGCTCCGATCCTTTATATGTTGTAGCAGCAACTGCTTCTGGTAACGGAAGCACCGACGATATAGGTTCTCCTGAGTGGTCAGCTCCGGTTAAATTAGCAGAGGATGGTGGAGATGGTTTAAATACTGCTTCAGTATTTATATATCAAAGAACTATTACCGATACTGCTCCAAGTACTGGATCAAATAGCGGTAAACCTGAAGGGAACACGACCTATACTTTTTTGGGCGGCGCTATTTCTTTTACAACTGCAAATGGCTGGACGGATGATATACAGAGTACAGGTACCGGAAGATATTTATGGGTATCTCAGGCTACTGCTGCTTCAACTTCTTCTACTGATACAATAGCTCAGGGAGAGTGGAGCACTCCTTCTCTTCTTGCAATAGATGGCGAAAATTCTCTACCATCAGCTTCTACTGTTTTAAACTATGACGATTTGGATACTACCGGCGAGGCGGCTGGTCAGGGAAGATATGCACTTCTTTTAAATTCAGCTTCTCCAGATAAAGGAACTACAAGTTGGAGCGATATTACTACTCCGGGAGATATTGATTATATACTCTTTCATAGAAGCGAAACTAATGGAACAGACAATAAAGACTTTCTGCTCAATCAAGTTATAGCAGGAACAACAATTGCTTGGTATGAAGCCTCAGATCGTTGGGTAAACTTTTTAGTTACAGGTTCTCCAATAGAAGAGACTACCAATAAAATTAAGATTCCTGTATCTCTGCTTAATTTTAATCAAGAAGGGGGCACTTCAAATCTTAGTACTGCATCAGGCAATCCCATTCAGTTTTGGTTTAGTATTTCTCGTAAAGGAGACACGGGATCAACGGGTGCCCGAGGAACTCGAACTGTAACTGGCTATTTATTCTACTCTGTAAAAACTAGCACTCAACCTACTACACTTCCTACAAGTGCCGACACGAATACGATGAATTTTGGTACAGGAGAATTCGGAACAATTCTTTCTAATTGGAGCCATAATGCTCCAACATACACAGGTGGAAGTCCGGACGCAGAGTTTTGGTATATAGGATTTTCCGCATCTGAAAGCGGAACATATAATTCTGGAAATGATACCTATAGTGGTGAAACTTTAACTTTTGGTGGCACCGCATTAAAAGCAGCAAGCTTTACAAATCTTGTAACCTTCACAAATCTGTCCACGAGCGGTCAAACTGTTATTGACGGTGGAAATATTACGACGGGCTCTATTGAATCTGATAACTATAGCGGTACAGGAAGTCCCGATGCTTTTTCTTCGGCAGGTTCTTCGATAGACCTTACCGATGGAATTATTCAAACTCCTTTCTTTTATTCAAGTGATGAAGGCGCAGGATTTAAAGGAACAGTTTCTATTGGAGGAGTCGCTCTAACAGGTTCTGGAGCAGGTAACGTATTTAATGAAGACATTCAAATAAATTCTGACGGTACTCTGAACTATACGGGAAGTGGTTCTGGTCAAGTTGATGCTACTCAAATAACAAATGCTGTTGCTGAAGCCGGTGCTACTGCTGGAGCTACTTGGGGATCGAACATCACCTCGCAACCCGCAGACGCAGACCTGCTAAATAGTTATAACGCAAGCCAAGGATTAGCTCTTTTACTAAATAAACGCTCTGACGGCACTGCCAATGACGGAGAAGGCGCTCTTGTTGGGTGCGATAATGAAGGAAGCCCTCAGCTAAACACAGATGGATTTATTATCTGGAATGGTTCCAAAATAACTGTAGACGCAGTTCAACTTAATGCGTTAGATCCTATTACTTTTGCAACAAGCCAAACAGACACTAAAGGCTTTATAGTATTTGATACGGCTAAAGGTAATCCGTTCACTGTTGTAAGTACAGCGATGGACGTTGCGTTTGCTCGCTTGAATGGAACCCAGTGGCAGTACGATAACAACTCTACTTGGGTAGATTTTACTCCTGCCGATAGTTATGTAGCTTTAGGCTGGCTTGAAACAAGACCGGCGGGCTCTCCGGACGAAATTGCTGCGGGTGGATTGTTCGGTGCTCCTATACCTCTTAGTCTTGTAGCTTCTCCGTCTGCGACTGTAGGAGCTACTGCAGGTGTAGACCTAAAGGATGAAGGCGGAGAAACAATTCAGTCTACAGCAATCGTAGTAGATCGACTTCGCGATAATTTTGAACAATACGCAGATTCAGCCGATTTTCTTACTTATTGGACAAGCCATACAGCAGCTGGAGAAATCACTTTCTCCTCCACTTCGTATTCTGGAGGAACTTCTCTCTCAATCGGGAATAACTCTGGAAACGATGAAAGATGGTTGATTTCAAAGCAATTAATTCCCTTTGATCCTTCAAGAATATATCGAGTAAGAGTTGTTGCACGACAAACCGCTGGAAGTGGAGCTGCTTATTTTGGTTTCGGAGGTTTTGCAGCAGACAAAACAACTCTTGTAAATATAGATGGTACGAATACCCACAGCAGTCAGCACTATTTTGCTGCTGTTGGAGTAGATATTCCAGACGCATGGACTCTATATGAAGGGTATTTTTCAGGGCACGGAGCTTCTGCTGGCGGCTATAATTCAAGAACTTTTCTTGATCCTGCAGTAGCACATCCAAATGTAAGATATATCGCACCTCTCATTCTCGTACAATATAACGGAGCAGCAGGCACAACTTTAGTTGACAATATAGTAATTGAAGAAGTTCAAGCCGCTTCCGCTATTCCAGGATATTGGAGAGTAAGAAGAAGCGCAAACTCCCCCGATGATTTAGACGCTCCTTCGAACTCTGAAGTTTTTGCCGTTGCCGGAAGAAATCCTATTGACGGAGACATTGTTTTAGTATATGATGGATCGTCACCCCCAAAAGTGGCTGAATGGTCTTATGATGGATCCGCATGGAGTTTTGGAAACACTCTACGAATAAATTCTTCCTTAATTGTTGATGGAAGTATAACAGGAAGAGCTGTAGCGTCGGACACGACGATTACCGCCGGAACCGGCGCTACTTCAGCAAGTCTTTCCGGAGTCGGTGATTATAGATTTTATACGGGATCAACCCCTACCTCTGGAACTTTTTCTGTAAAGTCTGATGGCCTAGTAAATGCAAGAAATTTAGTACTTCGTTCTTCAGAAGGCACTGTATATTTTGACAGCAATGACGGAGGCTTCTCATTTCCTGCTCTTACAGAAATCGCTCAAGTTTCTCAAACAAAAGTAGAAACTTATGCAGAAAACCATAATACTGCTGGCCAGTATGCTACGATTTCAACAGCAGTAGATAATTCAAATGTAACTGTACGTGTTCGAGTAAAAGCTTTCGCAGGATTTTCCGCGATAGGATATAGTTATAACGGAGATAGTGCTGCAAGTACTCTCGCAAAAATCCCTACAAGCTTAACAATTACTTTTGATGTTGACGATGATACTTCTTTTAATGGTTCAACCATAGTAAGTATTGCAGCCGGCGGAAACGGAACCGTTTCAGGAGATAGTTATACAAGAACTTTTACTCGAATAACAAGCGGAACTCCTACTTCAACTCAATATAAAGTAGTTCAAACAGAAGACACAGAAATTATCGATCTCGGCTATGAAGGCGGTGAACAGCTTTTTGTAACTCTTACAACTTATACAGCAAACGTAGAGTTTGGTGGAAGTTCTTGTATAGACGCAAGTGGATATATTACTCTTGATACTGCTACTGATACTGTTACTTTAGCAGCCGCAGATGATACTTACTATTTTCGAACTGCATTAAGCTATGCAGGAACAGGAGTAGCCACAGAAAATCAGTGGAGCGGAACAACTGCAAGAGAGATTGCAATTACAGACGCGACGACCGATGGTGGTTTTGTTCCTGGGGGCTCTGGAGGTTCCCAGACTGTTGGTGCTGCCGATATTACTGGTGTTGCCATTACAACAAATAATGGTATCACAGGGGGCGCAACAGTTACTTCTGGGGATGCAAGCTTTACTCTTGGTCTTGGAGCGATTACGCCTACTTCTGTAACTACCCCCTCTCTAATTCTAGAGGGAACAGCCACTCCCGAAATTACATTCAATGGTACGTCTGATAGTAGTGTTGACTTTGCGATAAAAGCAACGCCTGAAGCGCTAGACTTTTATGAGCCCGAAGATACCAACAAACTACATATGCGGATCACGGACGACTCTGGTGTCAACGCGGTATTCGGATTACGAACTGGGTCTGGCGATGGAACGGAACGGATCGATGCGAGCGGGAACATAATACTAGAAAAAACGGGCACAGCGACAGTTAGTGAAACATCTTATAGCTCGCAAACATTGGAATTCCGAGCAAGCGGATGGGATACAAATAACGCTGTAGCGAAAGACGTTAACTGGAAAATTCGCAACATACCTACGGCTTCAGTTTATCCCGATCACGATTTAACTTTTATCGAAAGTGATCAAGGCAGTGAATGGACAACATTTGTTTTGCATGGCCGAGGCTCTAATTCTTGGACAGACCCGCTCGCAGCATCTTTTTATGGAAATGTAAATATAAATGTTCATCCAGGTTCTCCTGACAGAGGCGCGGGTGCAGGAAATTTAACAGTTGCGAACACTGTTACGTGGGATGGTGGGTCTTCGACAAATGCAAACACAGCCTACACTTATTCTCAAGTAGGACATCTTCCACTCGCTGGTGGTACTCTAACTGGACCTCTTGCAGTAGATGCTAATAATACTACTGCTGCTAATTTTAATTCTGGCACTACTAACGTCGTCGCTATCTTTGAAAGTGAAGACTCAGATGCCTGGCTTGATTTGAGAGACAGTAACAGCGGAACTTACGGAGCCTTATTGGGGCATGATAGTACTAATCTTTTCAAAATTGCTGACTCGGGTGTAACCGTTAGGTTTTCGGTATCGAATACAGGAACCGTAAACGCCTCTGCTTTTGTAGGTACGCTTTATTCAAGTACTATTTATATGGGGACTTCTTCTCCAGATAATAATGATTCTATAACCTATAATGATACTGCGCTATTTAATACAGGGGGGTATTATTATTTTCAAGCAGATTCTTATGCTGCAGGTATTATAGCAGGACAATTATTTATAGGAAATGATTCTACTTCCGGTACTGGTCAAGCTTCTCAAAACGGACTTATTAGGCTCGGAGAAGGTGGATCAGAAGGATCGCCGAATGCTGCTGCAGGCTTAGAGTTTGTATCTGCAAATGTCAATAATGGCTACGGTTGGCGTATTTTTAATCCGGACAATGGTAGTGGAGATGTCCCTCTAATTATACAGAGAAGGGTTAATGCGGCAGCTTGGAGTACTCACGCAACTTTTGAACCAGGCGGGAGTACTGGTTTTGGTGTAGTCACTTGGACCGGCGGCAGCTCTACCAACGCAAACACAGCCTACACTTATTCTCAAGTAGGACATCTTCCACTCACTGGCGGTACTCTAACAGGGTCATTAACTGTTGGTAGTACTACGGATAGTGCAACGATTGTATTCCCAGATAAAAACGTAGCAGATTCTCCAACGGTTTCTGGAGATAAACGAAAGCTTATCTCAATGGGTAATAGCGGTAACGGAGGTCTGTGGCAAACAACGGGTCGAGGTGGATTGATGCTTGCATCAGCCGACGACACTCTAATTCTTGCCTCAGGAGATATCGGTAGAAATTATGATCCGGATGCAGGCGGATGGAATCCAGACGCCGACAGCGAAGAAATTTATTTACTAACAGACGGTGGTGTTAGGTTTAGAACAGGTCTACAAAACACCTCGACTTATAAAGAATTTGTATTTGACGGTTCCGGCAACACTACCATTCCGGGTTCTTTTGTTGTAAACGGCACCACTAGAATCGCTAGTTCTGGCGAGTTTTATCCCGCAAGCCTACAATCCACAGACAAAATCTCAGTCCTAGATGGCTCTTCCGCACAAGGCATTAGAGTCGAAAGCCTATACGCTGGCACCAGCTATGCGAGTGATGGATCTGCCGCTGGTTACGTTGACGTGTTAAACGGTTATCGAGTTGGAGGAAGTACGGTAATCGATAGCAGTAGAAATATTAACTTGATAAGCACTGGGGCAACGAGCCCAATAATTAACTTCAGTAATAACGATGCCGGAATAGACTTTGCCATTCGATCCAATAGCGATGCGTTAGATTTTTACGAACCCGAAGATAGCGACAAGCTCCAAATGCGGATCACAGACGATATTGGCGTCAACGCGGTATTCGGATTACGAACTGGGTCTGGCAATGGAACGCTACGGATAGATGCGAGCGGGAACGCTACGCTAGGAACAATAAGTGCAACCAGCTTGGATTTAACTACCAACGCCCTTAGCCTCAATAGCGCCAATGTTCGCTTAAAAACGCAAAAAACAATTAATCTTACAGCGTTTAGCACGAGTAATTTTTATCCAGTCGTTTTGACTAATCCAGGCAACGTAACCAGTACGCATCATTTTGTCATCAGCCAAAACTCACAAAGCGGTAACGATCCATACAATAATAATATGATCGTGGGCTGGGCGCGAGGTCAGGGCTGGTCTGACATGACCCTTGCTTATGATTTTCATTACAACGCCTACCAAGACAACGAGCGTACCATTCTTGGAATGTATCGAGGAACAGCAAGCTCAAATGTCATTATCTTCTATCTGCGCGGCGGTGAAACATACTATTTTCACACTGAGTCAGACGCTACTGTCTACACCAGCGGATATAACTCAGGAACCTCAAGCACTTCCTTAACCGTTGCGATGGTCAAAGATGCAAATGGGAATGACATTACAGGGCAATCTGATGCGTCTCAACAATTAAACCGCGTTGCAGACATACTAGGCGGAGGGCAGGGATATTACAGAAGTCATAGCTATTTAAATCATCCACTTACAATGAAGGGAAATTCATCCGTCGATTCTGGTTCTTTCACTCTGAATGGCGGAAGTGGGGTCGGCGCTTTAATAATGAACTATCAAGCAAGCTCTACTAACTATAGAGGGCTTGTTGATTGGAGAACATTGCATCTCGGTAATAACGGTGAAAACAACATTTTAGCTGGAAATACAAGCGCAAACGGTTTTTTAAGGTTTTGGGTAAACGCAACATCAGACTCTATATCAGGTGGAACGTCAGGAACTAATTCTTTGACCCTGAACGCAAATGGAACTTCAACGTTTACAGATAAAGTAATAATTACCAACTCTACCTATGGCTCTCATATTGATTTAATTAGAGACTCCGACACTATCAATCTTAGCCCAAGTGCAGGGCAGTTACTGGTTTCAGGGGGATTTTCTCCGTCAGTAAGTAATTCAATTGATCTCGGCCGCACTGACAAGTATTGGCAGGACTTATGGCTAGGCACTTCACTCAAGATGGGCGGAACAACTGTCATTGATTCTAGTCGTAATATAACAGGAGTAACCGGCTACTTTTACAAAGCTGGAACCTCGAATACACAAACGACGGTTCTAACTCTTGGTTCTAACTCTACTCGTCCTGTGTTGCAATTTTCCGAAAGTACGGCAACAGGTTTAACGTCGGGCATGAGTATAGAATATAACGGTTTTGCCACAGGCGTTTCAAATTATATAGCGGTAAACAATGTTGCTGGAAGTGTAGTATTTCGAGTCTACTCTGGCGGAGACATCCAAACCACTGGCAACATAACTGCTTATGCATCTGATGCTCGTTTAAAAACTAACATTAAGCCGATTGAAAGCGCACTCGAAAAAGTCCAACTACTTCGTGGCGTAGAGTTTGATTGGCGTGATGACGTTGAAGAAAAAGGCTTCAATCCTTCTGTGCGCCATGAGACTGGTGTTATCGCTCAGGAAGTTCAAGAGGTCATTCCAGACGCTGTAGTGCCTGCGCCTTTCGATGACAATTATTTGACGGTACAGCACCAAAAAATTATTCCTGTACTAATCGAGGCTATAAAAGAACAACAGGAACAAATAGAAGAGCTAAAAGCTATAATTAAGGAGAAATTAAATGGCAATAACTAAAACAACAACTGTTCAACGCGTAGAAGTCTACCCCGACAAGAGAATGATGGTGGTTTATAACGACGTTTTTGACGACCCAGAAGATGACCAGCTACCTCATGAATCTCAGCGCGTTGTTCAGCTATACCAGACTACCACTTATACGGAGAACGGAGGAAGCGTTACGGAAACACCGACGGACGTATCACGGCATGATCCTTTAGTACAAACGATTGCAGCGGCTATCTGGACGGATTAAAATGCCTTATAAAGTGTCGGGAAATACAGTGCTCGTCAAAAAACGCGGGCGCTGGGTTAAAAAAGCTACAGCAAAGTCAAAGGCGGCTGCTGGAAGAATGGTAAAATTATTAAGAGGTTTGAAGGCTAAAACGGTTCGACGAAAACGTAAAGCCCGCAAAAAATAAATCTTGACATTATACTGTTCTGTTGCTATAATCTTTCCATATATCTAAAGTTTCACTTTGCTGAAACAGGATTTCCGGAAATAAAATTCTATGTCTTATACAGCACGAGATCTGTCTCCTCTTGTTCGTGGGGATGACTGGACTATTAAACTCGCAATTACTTCTGGGGGTTCTGCTCTCGATATTACTGGGTATACCTACTGGTTTACTCTCAAAGATAATATTGATGAAGCAGACCCAGGAGATTTGCAGGTTACTGCTACTCCAGATACTTCTGGAAATCCGTCTCAAGCCTCTCAAGGTATTGTATATATTACTGCGAGTAAAACTGTGACGAATGCTTTATCTGCAAAGACATATAATTATGATGTTCAGCAGGTAGACGGTTCAGGAAATGTCCAGACACTTCTAATCGGAAAAGTAAAAGTAGTGAAGGATATTACTCGTAGTACTTCGTAATGGCTACCGATTTAAGATCAGTACAAAATGACTGTGAAAACGACGGTGACTGGACTCCTGGAGGAAACACTACCGACCTTGATTCAGAACTTATATATGAGGGTTCCGGAGCTATCGCTTTTCAAGCAAGTAATTCTTCAATTGCCGTATATACAGGTACTTTAAGAGATGGAGCAACTACTGGAAGTATTTCTCTTACAAACGGAGAAATCGTTACTCTACTAGTAAAAGATAATCTTATTGCCACAGAATCTTTAGGGGGTATTCAAGTAGTTGTTGGTGATGGCACAAATCGAATTGGGTATCATGTAGGAGGAGTTGATAATATTGGTCTAGTATTATACGGAGCATATGTAGCTTATAGGTTAGATCTCTCAAATGTTCCTACTAGTTTTACAACATATGCAGGCTCAGAAGCTAGTTTAAATACTAGTTCAATTACTGAATTAGGATATGGTACGATACACGCAGTTAGTGCTCGAGGCTCTGTAAATAATGCATTCTTTGATGTAATTCGAGCAAGTAATCCAGCAACTACTTACGACTTTAGAATAGATGGTGGAGGTGTCGGCACAGAGATAGATATGGATAGCATCTATACAGCCGATTTTAACACTGCAAATGGTTGGGGAATAATAAACAGAGACTTCGGTACTCAGTACTCTATTCAAGCAAATATAGAGTGGGGACATCCGACTCTCGCTTCTTATTTTAAAGAGTCAGGATCTCAGCTATTTTTTAAAGGTGCAGGGCTTGGTACAGGACGTCATAAATTACGACTAGTTGGCGGAAGTGGTGTTACAAATTCTTTTGAACTAGATAACTGTACATTTGTATCTTCTGGAGAACCAGCAATTTTTGACTTCTCTGATACAAACCATAATATTTGCAAAATTACTGATACTAGTTTTATTAATTTTGGTGCAATTACTTATCCTGCTCAAAGCGCGGGAAACCGTACACTAACAAACGTAACTTTTTCAAACTGTGGACAGATAGATTTTGACGGTATAGATGCTACAGGCTGTAAAATTATTGGAACGAGAAGTACAGCAGGTTCTATGCTTATTGATAGCTCTACAAATATAGCTAACCAGTCAGGATTTGAGTTAATTTCTGATGGTTCAAGCAGAGGAATAGAATTTAATACGGCTGGAGATTATACATTAACTAATTTTACTTTCACAGGATTCACTTCTACAGCAGGAAATGAAGCTTTTAATAATACTAGTGGAGGTACTGTAAATGTAACATTAGTTGGAGGAGGTCTTGGGGATACAGGAACTCTTTCTACTACTGGCTCAACTGTAAATATAATTCAAACCAGAAGCTTTACTATTAGAAATATTAAGCCAAATACAGAATTAAGAGTTTACAGCTATACAGATATTACAGATCCCAGCACTTACACGGAAGAAGCTGGAGTAGAATTAGCAGCTTCTCCGCCTACTTCCAGCACTTTTGATTCGATAGTAGAAGAAAGTGATGGATCAATAACCGCTATATATAACTATGACTCAACTGCTGGAAACATACCAGTTAGAGTAGTTGCTCATAATACTGCGTATAATTATTTTTCTACAGATATTACGTTATTAGCATCCGAGAATACTTCTCTTCAACTATTTCAAATATCTGACAGAAATTATAACGATGATACACCGCCTACTTCATAGGCAAGGACTATATAGTCTTAGGAATTTAAAATGGCAATTATTACAGATCCAGATTTATTAGCAAGATCAAGTGCCGACTCTACAGGAACTCCTGATGGAGAAGTTTTCTTGAATCTTACCAATAAAACTATTGAGTTGATAAGTCAAGACGATGATACTGGAGGCTCTCCCACAAACTTCAGTAGCCTTGTTGCAGCAGATGGAGTTACTCTTCAGTGCTTATATTCTTTTCTAAAAAATCTTTGGAAAACAGAATCTGATCTAATTAAATACCCCTTCCCAATGGAAGCAATTACTGCTGAACAGTTTGAATTTATCAATGGTTGGGGACCGGACGATACAAATACGGCTACTCGCTCGTTTATTCGTACTGGAGGCTGGGCAGAAAAGGACTCTGCAGGTACTGTTCTTCGAGAATATATGGGAGTTATTACTCTCGGAAATATCGAGACAAATCACAAAGCTTATTTTGCTTGGGACGATAATACTACCAAAACAGACTTTACATATTTTGGTCCTGTAAATCAAGCTATTAAAATTTATGAAACTTCTGGAACTGCTCCTGCTTTTGGCGCTCCAGGAGGAATTACAACTGCTTATGATAACAGAGCAAAAGTATTGACAACATACATTCGATCAGCCCCTGATGAAAGTCCAGTGGTTGGGTATACTTTTGGAGCTTCTACTACTACTAGTATTGGTGCTACTACTGTTACAAACCAGGTATATCGATTCCCACTCTCAGAAGCGGTTGATATTAAGATCACAGAAAACGATACTACAGTTGGAGGTTCCGCTCCTTACACTGATATGAATATTACCTACTATACGTCTGATCAAGCAATTAGTGTTGGTGCAAACTCGTATAATTTTGGTGTTTTAATTGATGCAAATGTTGACAACGCGGGCGATAATCCTACTGCTGAACAAATTTATATGTTTGTGCAATATCAGCTAAGGCAAACTTCTGACATTGATGCAGGTGCAGCAAGCTTGTTTGGTGTAGTTGCCGATCCGCTTCTTACTTTTGTTGGTGATAATCTAAAAACAGTTATACAAGCGGAAGACGAAAGCCCTTATCGTGGTGTAGCAATTGTAGATTATAATAATAATGATATTAACAGATTAACTTTTGTTGATAATACAGGAACTGAGAGAAACTTCCCCTTTAGTGCTTCGGTCACTTTAAACTTCTCTCAGACTTTGGTAGATGATCCAAACTCAAAGTACTTCCTTTTCTACACTACCAATCCATCAGGTAATTATGGTACTGGAAATGCTTTCTATGTATCTTCGGGCACATATGATGCTGCTAGCCCAGATCAGAATATTCCTGTTACAGGAGATCTGCACTATCAAGCATTTACTCCGACTCAAGGTGCTGCAAGCGGTACTAGTGATGGTACTGTGTCAGGAAAAACATTTACTGTTTCAGGAGCAGGTTGGGGCGATACTGGTTCTCCAGAAGCAGGGGATTTAGACGGACAAATTCTTTATATCTTAGATGGTCCGAATGCAGGTTTCTATACTATCGCAAGCCACACTGCTACAGTAATTACTGTAACTGCTCCTCAGGACTTTGAGACTGATGGGACTGCACGTTCTTGGTCTTTGAGAAGCAAAAATACTACTGGCAACATTCAGTTTACTTATGATTATGATTTGAATGAAGATGGAGGAAGAACAAAAGCAACAGATGCTGGAGTTACTCTTGTAGCAATTGGATTAAATAATGCTCAATATTCGAGCACAACAGGTACAATTTCAAGAACAGAAACACAAACAATATCTATTACTTCTGCTCTCGAAAGAAACTATAGCGATCCTGCTTAACTATATATGGCGGGCTGAAAAGCCCGCCTATTTTTAGGAGTCTAAATGTCTGAAAGACAAAAAATAGAAGAAGCTTTAGAATATTTTGACGAGTTTGTAAATACAGTTCTCAGACTAAATATAGATGAAGTCTCACCGATAGAAACAGTAAAAAACTATAATGTGATTCGAGACGAACTAGCAAAGTTACTAGTTCCACAGGAGTAATTTAAATGGCAGGCGAAAGAAAATATACTCGCATACCTCCAGAAAGCACAGGCGATCGTATATTGATGATTCATACCGCTGAACTTCGGTATGACGGAAAAGACACAAATCATCAGTGGCAGATCGGAGAAATGTATAAGCTTTCTGGAGGAACTAACTCTGATAATGACTTCATGTTCCATGTACACGGAGTTGAAGAAGAAACTGCTACCGCAGGTGTTTTAGCTGTTCATTACAACAAGAGCGCGAGACATAATAATTATACTCCCGAAGATAATCAACTTATTCAATATGAAGGAGCTACTGTTGCAACTGTAAATGGAGCTGCCCAGGACTTGTATATTCCTGGGTATAATATTATGGGTTACGACAATCCTGAGTATGGATTGGATATTGATGTTCTTGGTGCAGCAAATGTAAGATTTACAGAAGGTCAGCCACAGCTTGATGCTTGGGGAAAACTACGAACAGCAGGAGCAACTCTTCTTGGTGATTATGTTTTTTCTTCTCAAGATGTTTTAGACGAGAATTTCTCTACAGTAGCAACACAGGGTGGAGCAAGTGCTACTTTTGGAAGCGAAACATCTTTTGTTCGATATGATAACGATAAAAGATCCGTAGATGTTGGAGTAACAAATCCGAGCGACTTAGCTACAGCGACAGCAAAAACCTATCATCACTACATCGCAGGTTCTTCACATCTTTTTATGGGAACTTGTTTATTCAATGAAGCTGGCACTGTAAACGCTCCTACAAATAATGGAGCGAGTCGTCGTTTTGGCTTATTTGATGCAAAAAACGGATTTATGTTTCATGTTGGTCCTGACGGAGTTCTCTATCTTGAGCAGAGAAACTCAAATTCTGGAGCCAAAGTAGACAAGCTTTTAGCTTGTTCAGATGCTACTACAGCAGCGACTCTTGGAATTGATACTTTTAATACTGATACTGTAGACGGCTCAAAAGGTGCTGGTAATCCTAGCGGTATGCTGTTAAACTTGGCGAACAATAATCAATACTGGATCGATATGCAGTGGCACGGATCTGGAAGAGTTCGCTTTGGAACATACCATAATGGTGCTCGCGTAACTATGCACGAGTATTACCATAATAATCGATACACTCTTCCAATGAATCAAACTATTTCTCTTCCTTGCTGTACGGCTGTGTACGGGTATACACAAGCTGAAATCGATGCAAACGCGTATTGGAGTGCAATCGGCGGAATTACAGCAATTGACGATAATGAAATCTATGTAAGAGAATTTAGCCAAGCTGTATGGACAGAAACTGATATCGATTTACAGCAACTTGGAAATCAAAAAACATTTTCTACAGGGCATTTGGACGTAGTAGGAAGTAGCTTTTCATATTTATTCTCTCTTGGAATTCAACCTCTTGCGGATGATGGAACCAACACAAACCACAGTATTGTCGTTCCAACAAGAATTGTAAATATTAACTATGACAATAATGTTGGTTCTCCAGGCGTAGTTCGAGATGCAATCGTGCATTGGAGAGCCTCTACAAATACTGTACACCATGGAAGAAGCTGGACAAATATTCCTGGCACAGTTATGAGACAATCTGTTCAGAAGGGTATTAATTATGAAGAATCTGATTCTGACGGCACAAGAATTTTTGAAGATATGTTCAATGGAAGAGGAGAAAAAGATCTGTCCTCTACATTCATTGGAGTTCAGAAAGGAACTTGGAAGCAAGCTTCCGATGATGGTGGCACGTTTGAAGAGGCTTTAACAAGTATTACTGCATCCTCTACAGGAACTGTAACTGCACAGTCAGATGCTGGAAGCAGCACTACTTTACTTGTAGATGATACAAGTAGTATAGAGATTGGTGCAAGTATTACAGGATCAAACATTTCTGCAGGAACTACTGTTGAAGTTATCACGAACGCAACAACTTTAGAACTTAGTAATGCTACTACAGGTTCTTTCGGTGGGACAGAACAAATTAACTTTACTATTCCCGTAAAAGTTACTACAACTGCCGATCGTTGGACACTTGGAGAGCCTTATACAAAAACATTTGGAGCAAATCCAGGAGGAGGTCTCTACAAAGCAAGAAACTTTGATGGAGTGACTCTTTCTACTAATGATGTATACTTATATATTACGGGCAGAAACACAGGCGTTCTTTATGCCGATGCTTCTTATACAACTCCTGTAACAAGTACAGGAAATTACAGTGGTTCTACTGCCGATTTATATGGATTTATCGGCCCAGACTTTATTGTAGACTTTTTTGTACATGAGCAGCTTTTGTACCAAGACCCAAAAGCGATGTTTGTAATAGAGTGGAAAGAGATTAAACAGTAAAATGCCAAATTTAGCTTTCAACTACGGTCATTACGATTTTTGGGATAAAAACCCTCCTCTTGGCTATTACGGTAATCAAAAAGTTACTTTTGACGGCCCTAGTAAGTTAATCTTAATAAATGCCGGGGAAACTACGATTGATGTAAAAGAGGATATTTATTCGAACTGGAAAGAATGGGTCTCTACAAGATCGAACTCTACCTGGCCAAAAGCCATATCTGTGCTAGGGGGAGATCCTATTACTTCTAGTACTTTTATTGGTGACACATACTTTTTAGAAAATGGTTGGAGAATTCAACCCTGGGATGCAGGTGCTAATGGTAGTAATGGATATCTCTTAGATATTGTTGGAAACATCTATACTCGTGAACCAGGAGAAAATCCTGTAAACCCTACTACAAATGTTTCTGTTAGTTTAACTCGTTCAAACATTACAGAAACAGCAATAGTTGGTGGAGAAACCACTACAGGAAGATTGTATGATATATGGAGAATTCTAGGCTTAGATAGTGGCGCTCCTCAAACTATACAAGACACTTCGATTACTGTAGGAGATATTACACTTACTATTGCTCAAACAAATACAGAGACCACTACTGTTACGAGAACATCATGACAGTTCAGAGAAGACTAGCTATTGCTACTAGAGGTTATAGAGGGGATATAGGTGCTCGATATTATATTTCGGAAGAATTTTCCTTCTCTCAGGAAAATGATTTTGGGATAGATATTTTTGAAGAAGTATCTCTTGCAACAATAGATGAAGTTGGTGTCATTGTCTCTTCAGTGGAAGAAATCGGAGTCTCAATAGATACTATATCTGTAGAAACGGTCTCAGTTGAAATTGATCAAGATTCTACTTCTGTAACTTTATAAAAAAGGGGCTCAAGGCCCCTTTTTAATGTGCTGTAACTTCTTCTGGTGTTTCTTCTGGTACTTCTCCAGGAATTTCTTCCTGTTTTTCTTCGTCAGTTCTTTTAAGTTCCTCACCAAGCATGCTGGTAAAGCCTCGTTTTGCAACTTCCAGTTGATCTAAACGTCCTTTTGCCACATTAATTTGGTTTTCTAAGTCTTGAAGCTGACTAACAATGTATTTAGAAGTATCTGATAAATCATCTATAGTATAGTTTTTGTCATCAAAAACTAGTGTAGGTTTATCTTGTATTTCTGTCATTTAAATATATCCTGCCAGTTACCTGTTGTACTTGCGCGAGCATACTCTGTAGCACGATTCTCAAAGAAATTCGTATGTTCCACAGCATTAATCATATAATCAAGCCATGGAAGAGGATTACTCTCGCTATTAAAGATTTTCTTCATACCTAACTGAAGCAATCGACGGTCAGCGATATAACGAATATATGCCTTCACTTCGCTCGCAGTTAAGTCTTTGACTTCACAGTTGTTAAATGCAATGTCAATAAATGCGTCTTCAAGCTCTACAACTCTTTCAGCCGCACAATAAATTTCATACTTGAGTTCATCATTCCATATTTCAGGATTTTCACGAACATAAGTCTTGAAAATTTTCGTCATTCCTTCAACGTGTAGAGTCTCGTCTCGAATACTCCAAGTCACAATCTGACCCATATTTTTCATCAGATTATGGCGAGGAAAGTTCAGCAATATAGCAAAACTACTAAAAAGCTGAACGCCTTCCGTAAATCCGCTATAGACAGCTACAGTCTTCGCAATGTCCTTTTTAGTTCCCATTCCAAAGTTTGACAGATATTCGTGTTTATCTGCCATCGCTTGAACATCCATAAACATTTGGTATTCGTCTTCTGGAAATCCAAGCGTCTCAAGAAGCTGGGAATAAGCTTCTTGATGAACAGCTTCCATCGCAGCAAAAGCTGACAACATCATCCGCACTTCAGGTGCTTTGAAAGTTGGCAGATAGTGCTTTGCGTAGCCACAACAGACGTCAACGTCTGATTGTGTAAAGAATCGGAAGATGTGACCGAGCAGCCGCTTGCTGTTATCGTCAAGACTGCGATAATCTTTAAGGTCGTCTGCCATTGGTACTTCGTCTGGAAGCCAGTGCATATGCTGCTGGCTTTTATAGTGTTCAAAAGCCCAATTATATTGAAAGGGCTTGTAATAGTTTCGTTCTTCTGTAAGCATTTTCTATCCTTCACACGCAAGGCATGAGTTTTCGTCATCAAATACGAACTCTCGTAGTTTTTCATCAGATACCACCTCCGCTCTTTTGTAGGCTTCGCTACGAGCATAGTAGAGTGTTTTCATTCTTCGACGCCAGGCAAGCATATGCACATTGTGCAGCTCTTGCTTACTTACGTTCGCTGGAAAGAACAGATTTACAGACTGAGACTGGCAGATATGCTGCTGTCGGTCTGCTGCAAGTTCTACAACCCAGCGTTGGTCAAGCTCAACGGCGGTCTTAAATACATCTTTTGTGTAGTCATCAAGAAAATCAAGATGCTGCACACTTCCATTATTCGTCATAATGGACTTCCATACTTCGTCTGTATTCATACCAATCTCATCAAGAGTATGCTCAAGATACTCATTCTTTAGTAGACTCGTACCAGACTTTGTCTTTTGTGTAAAAGCATTTGCACGATACGGTTCAATACTTGGACTCGTATTTGCACAAATGATACTTGAAGAAGCATTGGGTGCGATTGCCAAAAGATGCGCGTTTCTTATAGTTCCCGTAGGATCATCTGGACATGCTCCGCGTTCTTTTGCAAGCTCTTTCGTAGCTTCAACTGCTCTTCTCTTAATATCTGCAAACACACGATTGTTAAACGATTTTGCCATCGCACTTTCAAAGGCAATGTTATTTCTCTGAAGATAAGCATGAAAACCCATCGCACCGAGACCAATCGAACGCTCACGCATTGCAGAATACTTGGCTTTTCCAAGCTGATCTGGAGCGTGTTCGATAAAATAAGTTAATACATTATCAAGCATACGCACGAGATCTGGAATAAACTCGTCAATATCTTTCCAAGAATCATACTCTTCCAGGTTGACAGAAGAAAGACAGCACACGGCTGTGCGTTCTTCATTAGTAGGAAGAGTAATCTCAGAACAAAGATTTGAATGATGCACACGAAGTCCGAGAGAGCGTTGATACTCTGGCAAATCTTCATTTACAGCATCTTCAAACATAATATAGGGCTCACCTGTTTCAACACGATTTTGAATCAGTTTTACCCAAAGTGCTTTCGCAGCAACGGTTTTAGTAACTTCTCCAGAGTGCGGGTCAATCAAATCCCAACTGTCATCGAAACCTGCTTCAGTCGTTGCCTGTGCAATCAGCTTCATAAAGCTGTCAGGAATGACCACAGCATGATGCAGATTAGTGGACTTACGATTAATATCTCCGCCAGTGGGCTTTCGCACATCAAGAAACTCTTCAATCTCTGGATGAGAAATATGTAAATATGCCGCATACGACCCCCTTCTAGTTACTCCTTGAGAGAAAGCGAGCATTTCGGCGTCAACTACCTTCATAAAAGGAATCACACCAGTACTCTCACTTCCGTTACTTGTACGAGAACCTACAGAGCGAACACTGCTCCAGCTCCCGCCAACACCACCACCAACGGAGGACAAATAAGCGTTCTCCGTGTAGTGGTCGGTGAGTCCTCCTCGGCTATCTTCAATGTAGTTCAGAAAGCACGAGATAGGCAATCCACGAGTCGTTCCGCCGTTTGACAGAACTGGCGTGGAGAACATAAACCATAGATTACTTGCATAATCATACAGACGTTGTGCGTGCGCTTCGTCATCGGCAAAGGCTTTCGCCGCACGTGCGAAGGCGTCTTGAGGCGAGCGTTCATTCGCAACCAAGTATCTATCTTCGAGAGTCTGTATCCCGAACTTTGACAGTAACCTGTCTCTACCATAATCAACCATCATACATGTATTCCTCAATACGATCGTCTATTTCTTCTAGACTATGCCCAGGATATGCAATCGCTTCTTCGCAGTACGAGAGCAGATCCATCATTCGATAATTCTGTAGTATCAAATCTTCACTTTCATTAATTGCTTGAATATACTTATACTTTCCTTCGAGCGGAATATTGTCATAAATATCGAATGCAGTTCCATACTCGTGAATCAAGTCCGTAGCGCGCTTGGGTCCGATGCCTGGAATACCAGTTATGTTGTCACCCTTATCGCCTGTTAGAACCTTGAAGCTAATATATTCTTCTCGTGGAAAGTCAAAAAATTCTTCCCAGTTAAACACTGTAGTTTCTTTTCGAGTTACGGTAGAGAATCGAGATACATTGTCATTGACAAGAAGATCCCAGTCTCGGTCACTTGAGATAAGCCAAATGTCCTCAATACCGTGTTTTTCTCGATGGCGAACTACATACGCCGCAATATCGTCTGCTTCAACTTGATAGTAGCGAAGCACTAAAAACTTTTCTCCAAGAGTACGAAGAGTTCTTTCATATTCCTGAAAAAACATCTCCATCTCTTCTTTTTCTTGTTCAGTCTGGTCTTTGTACCTTTCTTTTCGGTTTTCTTTGTAATCTGGGCAGATTTCTTTTCGCCACTTACTGTTTCCCCAATCGGCAGCAATAATAATCTTACTGCACTCATAGGAATGTGCCAGACTTTCAACAGTTCGTAGATAATCAAACTCGAAATCCAACTTACCCTGATGTTTCCAGCGAAATGCAATATTCATTCCGTCTACAATAAGAACATTCTTATTGGGCTCCATCATCTGTTCTTTAAAACTAACCACCTACAAACTCCACTTTTTCTTGTTGTAACCACTCTTCTGCGAGCAGCACATAACAATCGAGCCAGTTGATATACATATACTTGCAATTCTTCGGCTCAATTGTAGTTGCTACAAACACTTTCGACCGTGAGTATTTGAAAAAGAGTAAAGGTTGCTGTAACTTTAGCTCAGCTTGCTTTACAATCTTGTCCCACCACTGTAAAAAGTAGTTTGTTTTATTTGTAAAAATCTTGTCAGTGAGAGGAGACTTTTCATAGTTTTTTACTTCGATACAAAACAGATTCTTTGCATCTGGAACGTAAAGATCTCCTTTTAAGTAAGACAGAGCGCCCGAACTGGGCACTCTCTCAAACTGTAGACCTGTAGCATCACGAAGCATATCTCTTACAAGATATTCCCCTCTCTGACCTTTTGCTCTTGAATCGACCATTATGCTACTAACCTACTTATATTTGACTGCTTTTGAACTTCTACTTTCTCAAGAAGAGGATGAGACCATCCGTGATTCACGAGATAAGTATTGAGTTCTTCTTCTAATAGAACTTCTACAAGCCTTTCTTTTCCTACTTCGTCGAGAACAGTCATTACTTCGTCAAGAAACAGAACATTGATACGGCTCGAAGATAAACTACTCATTAGACGACGAATCGCTAGAAGAGTAGCAGTATTTACTCGTGCCAGTTCTCCACTCGAAAGTGCGAGAATATCAATAATGTTTCCGTTATCTGTAATTTCAACATTCAACTTATCATTGTTGACTGCAAAATTCAGAGTAAAACGACCGTCTGAAAGTTCTGCGAGGTATTCGCTTGTTAATTCTTCCAGTTCCTTCACAAGATTTTCGATCTTGTATGCTATCAGTCCGTTCGTACTGAACGCTTTTTTGAGAATTTCAAGATTTCCACGCTTCTTTGAAATAGCAGCGTGTCTTTCAGAAAGTTCTGCAAGTTGCTCCTCAAACTCTGTAGTTTGCTCGGTAACAACCTCAATTCGAGCATTGTGAGCAGAACGGCTTTCGTTCTCCTTCTGTATTTTAGCGATTTCAGACTTTTGGTCTTCAAGCCGTGCTCGAACTTCTGAAAGACGCAGACGAAGAGTTTCTTCATCTACTGGTTCCGCAGGAATCGAACTATCGACCGAACGATATAAATCTTCCCACTCTTTTTGCCTCTCAGTTTTTAGGCGAAACTTCTTGTTGTTTTCTTGAATTTCTTCAATTTTCTTCTGGATATCAGTTTGTTTGTCTTGTCCGATTTTAATCTTTTCTTTCTCTTCCGAGATATGTTTCTCTTTAAAATCTTCGTCAACGGGTTGTTCGCACGTAGGACATACATTTTCCAGACTCTCCATCTTTTTGATGATTTTTTGTGAGAGACCGATTGATCCCGCTATAGCCCCGACTTCGGACTGCAATTCATCATACGAAAGTATTTCTGTAGCGTCAATTGCATTAATTTCGCTAATATCAATCTCTTTCAGTAATTTTTTATACTGATTATTTTGTGAGATTTGTCGATTCGTCGATGAAATATTTTTAATTTCAGCCATCAGACTGCTGGCTTGTTCCTCATCTTCTTCCGAGATTTTCGGAAGATTTACAAGTTCTCGTGGGGTAGTATCGGTCAATCGATTATTTTCCAACCATTTTTCAATGGTGGATATACGACCTTCGAGATTTGAAAATTCTTGTTCTACCTCTCTTGAGGCTTCTTTAAAAATTTCAAACAGGTTTACATACTTCTCAAGTCCAAGCAAGTCGATGAGAAACTTTTTTCGATTTGCGTCGGTCGCTGTTAGAAAGTTCAAACTTGCGTTCGTATTCTGGTAGACAACCTGAGAGAATGTCTTGAAATCAATTCCAAGCACTTCCTGTATAGTTTTATAGGTATTGGTAGCCGTGTGACTACCAATGTCTTCCCCATTCTTTAGAAATTTTACTTTCAAAGAAGATTTCCTTTGAAGGTCAATTTCATACTCATCTTGTCCCTTTGAGAAAGAGATATAAATTGAGTATCCAGCGTTTAACTCTCGATTCGGAATATCTGCTTTTTTAATCCCTTTCGAGTTCTTGTTAAACAGCACTTCTTCTAGTATTAGAGGGATTGAAGACTTACCAACACCATTACTACCCAAGATTTGAGTAAGTCGAGTGGAGGATAAATCAAGTTCATTGTCCTCTCCATACGAGAAACAATTACTCCACTTCAAGGTTTTTAGCGTAATCATTAAATATTCCTACTATATCTGGTATTTTATCTTCATGTATCTCTAACACGTAGAGAAGGTACTCTACAAGCTCCTCTCCAACTGTCAATTCTTTGTCAAGAACTAGCGTAGCTTCAGAACTTCGTCTTACTACTTTCTTATCGAGAAGCTCTGTAGAGCTTACTTTCGCAAGATCGCCCAGATCCCCTTCGAGTTCGTAGATTACGTGGTCATAAAGACCTGTAGTCATCTCGGAAGGGTCTGAGACGGTTTTGCGGAGTAACTGTGGAAGTTCCAGCTTCTCCCAACGCCATTCCCAGTCCGCGTCTGTTATCATTAGCACTCCCGTTTCCACCTTTGACCGATGAAAACTAGTAGTCATAGGACTACCAGGATATACTATGTTTCTCTGGCAGTTGGAATGCGAGTGCAGATCTCCCGCAAAAACAACTGGAAATTTATCAAAGCGATCTAAATTAACCTCTGGAGTGACGTGAGGTGGAATTTCTCCACGAACGTGCGTGAATACTGGAAAATCCTTGTTTAGCATCTCTATCGAGTTTTTCTTATGTAAATCACAATAAGGCAAAATGCTAAATCCTCTTTCGTCCTCGTATGCCTCATCAATTACGTTCACTTTAGGGTTAATAGAAGCTGTAACTTCCTTTAAAGCGGTGAAGAAGGTTTTATTCTTCTTCGTAGCTTCGTGATTACCGTCGTAAATCAGTGTTTCAATCTCACACTTTTTTACGAATGCAAAATATAATTCTAATTCCTCTATGGTTGGTACTCTGTCGAACAGGTCGCCGCCTATAATATGCACATCTGCATCTTCTTCCAGTAAATGAATCTGGTGAAAGAACGTATCATAGCGAGCACGCGCCCAGTTAATGGGCACGTTTTTCTGACCTAACTTAATATGCCAATCGGCAGAGAATAGAATATTCATTATGCAACGTCGAACTCGTCCTCAATGGATTCATCGGTATTCTCGTCTGCACCAGCTCCACCAGCCATAATTCGCTCAAGAAGCTCCTTCTGTGCGTCGGGAGTAGGACGAGGAAGTAGTTCGTCAATTGGTGTTGCAGCGGCTACAACTGCCTGCTCTTCATCGGAGAGAGGGCGAATACCTTTTTGACACTTCAGAGTTTGAAGAGTGTATTCGACGTTGTAGACGTTTGGGCCATTCTTGGTGCGCTTAAAGTGAATATCCCAACCGTTTTCAGAGTCGGTCGGATCACCCAAATCTTCAGCAGCTACAAGAATCTGGTCCATCAACTTCTTCTTGAGATTGAATACTTTTGCTTTTCCGTCGGTAGGGTCGATGCACTGTACAGAGTACGACCAGCCGCACTTGAGGTCAGGATAATACTCCCTAACCCAGTCTTTTTCAACATTTAGAAAAGCCTCTTTCTCTCGGTCAAAAGACAAGCATTCCATCGGAATGTTTTTGTCGTTTTCACCCTTTACCCAGTATATATAACGAGGCAACAAGTCGCCGAAAAGACGAACACAGTTGTCACCGTTTTTATAAGTGTATTGCTCAAGAGACGACTTTTTAGCGCCGCCAGCAGAAGAAGTAAATTTAATACCCATAGTTTTTTCCTTTTTTAATGCGTGACTTCTTCCCAGCAGAAGAATATTTCATCGTCCACTCGGGTAAGTAGCCTGTGGTTGTCAATAAGTTCTGTCCTAACAGGCGAAAGCGCCAGATTAAGACTAGTCTTTTTTGTGGCTTCATACTCAGCATAGCTGCGAAAACTAGCCAGTGCCACATACTGTGCTAGTTCAGTATCTCCGAACTTGCTTCGGTTGATTATGATTTTTTCTGGGTGCAGAAGGAAGCTATCGCCAGTCCAGTCAACCTGAGTCCAGCGATTGATGCTGTCCCACCGATTTCTCGGTAGCTGTGGAAATGTTAGATATGCGATTAGACTTACGATGTCAGAAGAAGAACCCTCCAACTTTCGATACATTCTCGCCCAGTTATAAAAAATCACTATAATTCTCGAAGTCAAGGAGTATATTATACAGGAAACATCTTCCTTTGTCAAGAATTATTTTTCTCACATGTCTTTAAAGAATACATTATACTTCTGTTGTAGATAGTGTCCTAAGCGTAACTTTGCCTGCTTTTCAGCAGTTTTGCCTTTTAGATTTATATCTACAACTACAGGGTCTTTCTTTCCTGGATGTTCACGAATTACTCGACCAATCAACTGTGTAAGAAGGGGGGTATTGTTCACCGGAGTCGCGAGAATAAGGCAACTCAAAGGATTTACACTGATACCTTCTGAAAAAATACTCTGTGTTCCTAGTAGTATATCTACTTTTCCTTCTTGCACTTTCTTTATCTTCGTCTCTCTTTCCTCAAGAGATACTTCGCCTGTAATCAGCTCACAGTATTCTCCAAGAGTTTCTTTTATTCTCTTTAGAAAATACACTCGATCTGAGAGAAGTAATACTTTGTGTCCCTGCTTTCGATAAGCAGCGGCAAGAAAACATATGAGCTTGCCATACTCTTCCTGAGATACAAGGTCATTGATACGGTTTGCCCAAGGAATCTTCGCACCGTCCATAAAACGAATCTTAGTTTGAATTACGTCTATAGAAGGCTCCATATAGTTTTCCTTGGGCGGAGTAAAGCGTGTGTGACCAAAATAGTCTGGCAACATTACGTGTCGCCCATCCTTTCTCTCTACCGTACCAGATAACCCAATCTTGTAGCGAGCATAACTCGAATCTACAAGACGATTGAAAGTATTGGCTGGAATATGATGACACTCATCTACAATTAAAGTACCGAATGTTTTTACAATCTTTTCCTTTATTTTGTAGAGTGTTTGTATGTTTCCGACTACAATTGGAGCGTCGACTTCATACCTTCCAGAGCCGATTACACCTGCTTCAATGCCAAATACTTTCTTTATTTCTTTCTCCCACTGTGTTCTCAATGCTACAGTGTGAGTAATAATTAGAGTTTTCTGTTCAAGCTTCTTTGCAATTGCAAGAGCTGTAAAAGTCTTTCCCCAAGATACGAAAGCATTGATAACAGCATTATCATTCAACTGGTCATAGACCTCTTGCTGACTTTCTCTTAGCTCATACTTAAACTCTGGAAGCTCTACAGGAACTTCGACTCTCTTATCCTTCACTTCATACCCTTCAGGTATGAGGTCAGTTCTTCCAACAGGAATAGAAACAAGGTTGGATCGAATTTTTCTCAGATTTTTAATAATAATCGGAGCCGCATCTCGCCTATAACTTTCTATTTTATATGTGAGAGCCTTGTCCAGCTCGTTAAAGCTGGACGGCTCGATATCCATATAGATTCTGTTGGATATTACTGCTTTCATTAATATTTAAAACCAGCCATGTAATTAGGTTTATTTCTGTGATTATTTTGTTCAGCAGTCACATACTGTAAGTTATCTAAATGATTGTTTGTAGGGTCATCGTCAATATGGTCTACAGTATACAGTCTTTGCAACACTTTAAAACATTCTTCTGTTAAATGCTCTTTTATCTCACTCCAAGGGCTTGGCAAGTTATCTTTTATTGGTTTAAAAGTTTCAATTACAGCTTTATGCGCAGGTATTTTTAAAGAAGATTTTAATAAAGCTAATTTTGGATATTTTAGCTTTTCTTCTGCTGAAGGGGAAACAGTAAATTTTAATGCTTCCGCCCTTTTACCTCCATGTTTAGCTCTCATAGTCCCCATTAAAGTACCCTTAGGGCCTACTAATCTAGCATAGTTTGATACTTTATACCTTGTAAAGATTATTCCTTTATATACAAGGGTCTTCCACTCTTCACCCTCTAAATTTTCTATCATATACAGTCCTTATACTTTTGTACAAGATAACTCTTTACGAAGTCGCTACGTACAATATCATTAATTCCGAACTCTATAAAATCAAACTCCGCCATCGCTTTGATGATTTTCATAAAGTCGTTTAATCCATTATTTCTTAGGTCTGCCTGGAAGAAGTCTCCGCAGAAAATAATTCTACAGTTTCTTCCTACACGAGTAATAATACTGTCTAGCTCGTGAAAAGTCATGTTTTGACACTCATCTACAATAATAACTGAATCGTTAAATGTTGTTCCGCGTATATAAGATGTAGTTAAAAAGCTAATAATTCCCTTCTGTTTGAGCTGTCCGTAGGGATTATCTCCACGACTAAATAGCTCCTGCATTATATTTACATAAGGATTTTCATAGACTTTTGACTTCTCATCCTCTGTTCCGGGCAAAAAGCCCATTTCTCTGGTAGGAACAGCACTACGCACTAAAACGATTCGGTCATGCTCTTCTTTTTGAAGGTCGTCCAGTGCAAGATACAGAGAGATAAATGTTTTTCCTGTTCCTGCACATCCATGCAACATTAAATGTTTATTTGATTCAAATACAGCCAATTGGCTTTTTGTAAGAGGCTCAATCTCTTTAAGGTAGAAATTGAGTGCAGATAATGCGTCTCTTCTTTTTTTCGGCATTAAATCTTCCTTCGACTATCTTCCTGTCTTTCTTCCGAAAGATCGTACAATAACCAGGGCTTTTTGTTAAGATAGAGAACAGAAGCCCATTCTTTACTATAGTGTGGCTGGTTAATTATAAAAGGAAAGTTTACATCAGAACACCACAGTCTGGTGTGTGTATCCCTTGCTTCTCTTCTTTTTATTCTTACACTTTTTACAGTGTGCCACTCTGTTTTTTCATATGAAAATATCTTTCCATTGCTATCGACCATTACTGGAGGATTTTCTTTGAGAATGTCAAAATACTCTTCATATGCCTTGTTCAGCTTTTTTAGTTTGTGTGGTGTTTGTAGTCTTCGTACTCCGAGAGTATCCCCTGCCTGGTTTCGATCGTCTACTACTAACTCATTGAGAAGCAATAGACCGTCACGGACATAAAAGTCCTCACTCGGCAGGGCATACACCGGAAATCGAACATACTTGAGTACTTGTTTATACGTTAAGGATGCTACCATACTTCGACTCAAACTTACCCATTGAGTAATCGTCTCCGATTTCAAAGTCACAACCAACGGGAGCGCCTGAAATATAGATGCCACGGTCTCGTTGAATCTCCTCTTTTAGAATTGCTGAATATTCTTCAACTTCGTCAAGAGGAACTTCAGCCAGCACAGAGTCATGAACGAGAGCGAAGATTTTACTCTTCATACCTTTCGCCTTGATACGTGCATGTGCCTCTATAGCTCCAATTAGGTTGATATCTGAAGCAGCGGATTGAACTAGAAAGTTGAGTCCAGATCGAATGGCGTGTCCTTGAACTCCCTTGTTGTCAGAGAGAACGTCTGGAAGACGACGCTTGCGACCGAAATGAGAATATATACTTCCGTTTTTCCGAATCAATTCTTTCTGAGATTCAATCCACTCTTCGAGTTTCCAGAAGGCACCAAAGTATTCTTTAATTACTTGACGCGCTTCATCTACAGACATTCTTCCACCGTCTTTCGTAACCTGTTCAGCAATCTTATGCGGTCCTGCGCCATACATAATACCGAAGGTTACAGCTTTTGCAGCCTGACGATAGGTGGAATACTTCTCTGCAACCTCTTCAATTGGACAGTCTAGTCGAAATACTTTATGTGCAATTGTAGAGTGAAAGTTTCCGCCGGAACGGAATACATCCTGCAACTCGATATCATCTGCAAGAACAGCGGCGACATACACTTCGGCAGTCGTCAAGTCCATCGCAACAATCTTGTGCCCTTCGGAAGCATGAATGCAACCTTTGACAATTGGGTCGTCACGAGGAATCTGCTGCATATTCAGTTTTCCACTCGATGAGAGGCGTCCTGAAGTTGTTCCGTGCAGATTAAAGTTGGTCCGTAAGTGACCGTCCCTATCGAGCTGAGGAATAATTTTATCAAGATATGTATTCTTGATTTTAGTCTTTTTGCGAACGTCGAGAATCAAACGAGGAATCTCGTGCTGTAGCGATAATTTTTCTAATACTTCCGAGTTTGTTGAGTGTTCACCCTTCTCAGTCTTGATACCAGTAGGTTCAAGTTTTGCATAATCAAACAGCAACTTTCGAAGCTGAATGACACTGTTAGGATTAAACTCCTTACCTTCGGCTTGTTGAAAGGCTACTACAGCCTCGTGAGCCTGAAGATTCTCTACTGCTTTTGTAATTTCTTCGAGCATCAGATCTTGACCGGCAAGCAGTCGATCTCTGCTGAAGGGTACTCCAGCGTCTTGAACGTCCATTAAAAATCTACAAGCTGGAAGAAGAATGTTCTTATACACTCTCATCAGATTGGGATTTCCCTTCTTTAGAGCTTTCTCGAACTTCTCAAACAGCATAAATGTAGCACAGGCATCGATAGCGGCATAAGTTTTCATCACTTCAAAGGGAATCCACTCCCACTTGAAATCATCTTTCAATACACCGTGAGTCTTTCGATACTCTTCCATCCACTGATACATTGGCTTTTCATAATCACCATAGTCGGTATACTTCATGGCGAGCATCTTCAGTCCGTGAGTGCCTGGATTCTCGTCAATCATGTAGTGCATGAGCATTGTATCTTCAAAGGCTTTCAGCTTCACATTGAAATGATACTCAAACATCGGAATGTCGAACTTGGCGTTATGGAATACCATTCGCTTCTTGTCGAACATTTCCTGCATCTTCTCTTCTACTTCGTCGTCAATAACGTCAGCGTTAATATAAGCGCCGCAATCAGGAGAGTGGCAGAGAGATATACCAAGTATGTGACCATTGCGAGGATAAAGTCCTGTTGTCTCTGAGTCGATTCCGATAAAGTCGTAAGGTGAGTCGATACACGCCTGAATATAGGCGAGAGTATCTTCTTTTTCGGTAATCCCAACAAACTTCTCATCATTGATGTCTGCCTTCTTTTTTGTGCCCGCAATGTATCCTAGAATATTATTCTTGGCATCATCCCAGGTCTTCTTGGCTTCAGGCTTGAATGCAAGCATCGCAGGATTGATTGTAGGAAGAAACTTGTCATCTACAATTGTTCCGGCATACTGCATTACCTGAGTAACCTTTGTGTAGAACTTGAGGGGTTCTGAGCCAATGAGAATTACCCACTCATAGGCGTCTGGGTCAAACTCCAAATCCACATCTTTCTTTAGCACTTTTGCAAGATTGGGGTCTGAGGTAAGAGAGAAACGGTCGAACTCGAACTCATTATCAAAGAGTCGAACATAATCGTTTCTACTTGGTTTTGTTTCAATCACGGCTACACTAGCCATAGAGCTTTCTCCGTAGTCCTGTTACTTGAGGCTGTGCAAGAGAACCAGGATCACCAGATCTTAGACTGATTACTCGCACAGGAAAATCTTTAGCAAGTTTCTTGACGTGCTCGGCGGCTTGCTCTCCTGCTTGGTCTGCATCAAACAGAAGGTCAAGTCCTGTCACTCCAGAAATCTTGAGATAATTAAACTTTGTTTCATTAAAATTCTTTACACCAAAACAACAGATGGCGTTGTCAAGTCCTTTGTCATGCAGATTGAGCATATCAAATATACCTTCCACTAGAATGACACGCCCCTGAAGTGGGCGAACTTGTGGAAACAGAGGTAACTTAACTCCGCTCGGATAGAACATATACTTATTATCGAGTGTTCCCATCTCATCTCGTCCCTGGAAACACACAATCCTACCGCTTGCATCTGTAATTGGGAAGTTGATTCTACCAATAAAGTGGGTATCATGATGCCGAAATGCGTTAAACTTTCGATAGGTTTCTGGTTTGATATCCCGCCAGTTTCCTAGATACGGCATGTAGTTATCAGGCATTGACAGTCCTACTCCTGAAGAACGTATATTAGACAATAATCTTTTCAGTTTTTCCCGTCGTATTTCTGTCTCGCTGTAATCTACATTGTAATGCCGAAAGAGACTACCCTTGTAGCCGCAAGAGAAGCAGTGAAAGACACCGAGTACTTTATCAATTCTCATGCTTGGGTTTCGATCTTCGTGTTCTGGATTGAGGCACTTAATCAACACATCCTTGCCGGACAGCCGATAGTAAATGCCTCGCTCTTCAAGTAGGTCTATGACTGCACTCACCAGTTATGCACCACGTTTGCCATTATAAAAAAGCACGTAGCAAAATTAACACCCACAATAAGAGTGCGTAGCATTGCAACATAGTTATCGTAAGGTTCCGTTTTGTCATCAGAGAATCCACCTAAAGCATATTTCCAGATAGTCCAGAATTTCTTCATAGTTCGTATACATCCTCAGAAGGACCGTCATCGTCTTTTGGTACATATCCTGTTTCAGGACCAATACGAAGAGATGCCCAATCCATCGTAGAAGTAAAACTCACTTCATCACTGTTTCTCATTTTTGCACAATTGAAGCTAATAATATTATCTTCTTTGTTGTGCGCATCAAGAGTAAACGCCGCATCTGCGGCATCAAGTATACCCTTAGCAAATCGAGCTTCACCTAAAGCATCAATTTGGTAAGGAGATACCATTACTACACCATAGTCTTGTGCGTAAGTCTTCAAAGCTTTACTTACTTCAATCTGTTCTGTCCAGTCATACTGACCCATACGACTGTTGCCAAAGGCAGACCGTTTAACCTGGTTAATATAATCTACAACCACAATCCGAGGCTGTAGTTTTGCAACTTTCTTATCCAACTCTGTGCGAATGTTTGCGAGAGTCAAAGAAGGTGTATAGACAATATCAAGCTGCTTCTCACGCAAAGGCTTTGCAGTAAGTTCGCCGTGATACTTGTCAAAGTCTCGATGCGAGAGATAGCGAGAGAAAGCTCTCTCACCATCCTCGAATCTTTCAGACCACCAACGAGCGACCTGTTCCCACTCGCCTACGGAGAGATTTCGATTACGAATGGCGGCGGCAGGAACTCCCGTAGTTATAGAACAGCAACGCTGCATGATGCTACGAGCGGTCATCTCGATAGTAAAGTAGATTACAGAGTTACCTTGTTCATAAGCATTCGATGCGATATTCGCACAAGTAATAGATTTACCTGCACCACGCTTACCACCTACTAGTACAAAATCGGACGGGCCAAAGGATTGAAGCCGATCGAAGTCGATGTTCAAACCAAGAGGAACAAACCTATCAAGCTCTTCTTGAGGCTCGAACAGTTCCATTTTTCTCATATTTGTACTGGTATCTTTGAGTTCTACTTTCTCTTCAAGATCCAGAACAATACTCTGTAAATGCTCAATATTTTCCTGAGCAGACTCCATTGCGATTGAGTCGGAGAGGTACTTCTCCAACTGATTCATAATCTCAATCTGAGTGTATTCGTTCTTTAGATATTCGAGAAGCGTGGCACCTTCAATCTCCATATCCTCGACTTTCTCAAGCGCGATGAAACGGTCACGAAGGGTTGCATCTCGGACTGCGAGACGTAGGTCGTCAAAGTTCGGAAGTATACTATGATCTTCTACATACTTATTAAGATAAGTCCAGATAGAAGAATACTCGGCTGGAAAATAATGCTTCTGGCAGTTGGCCCAAGTATCCATATCGCAATCCGCGATGATGGTCTTGAGTAGAACAGATGCCAGATTCACTTACTTTCTCCGTAATAAACTTTTAGCGATAAAAAGCCGGAGCAAGGTCGAAACCTCACCCCAGCTCGGGGGGAAACGGATTAGCCCGCAGCCTTGGCTGCTTTTGCCGCTCCGTCGTAGTTAGAAGCCGTCAAGCCACGACGAGTCAACATCGTCTTGACGCCACGAGCAGTTTTACCGATCTGCTCTGCGATTTCTTCAACAGTCATCGCTGCAACATCGACACCTTCGAGAGGGTCAACTTTAGCACTTGCCTTGCTCTCTTTCTGAGCAGGAATTGCATCAATAGAACCTTGACGCAACAAAGACAGAGCCTTACCGCGAATCTGGTTCACAGATCGTCCAAGGGCTTCTGCAATATCTTCGAGATATGCACCCGCAGACGCGTGCTTTACAAACTCAGCTTCTTCAGCCTCAGTGAAAGAGCGTGGAGTTTCTACCTTGGGAG